AATAAGCGGTTTTAAAGTTTATGACGAAGAAAGATTAAAAGCTGACGGATTTAAATTGCCTGATAAAATACCCGAATACGAATATAGGGATGACTCTATTGGAAAATATAGTCCTTGGAATAATCAAAGATTCCTTGATAAGGTAGGATATTTAAGAAGTATAGACGACCCTTTAAGTTACGTTCCTTGTTATAACGATACAAACCCAGATTACTATGACGAAGATTATTAGCATTATACCCATTAAAGAGCCTCAAGGAGAAGGTAAAAAAGAAAAAGAGGGTAATGGTAGCCAAAAAGAAAATGATGGCTTTAAGGGCATTATTCCGTCAATTTTAGAATCAGTAGAAAATGCCACTCCATTCGATATAAATAAGCCTGCGTTAGATGTATTGGTTGATGTATTAAATGAGGATAACAAACGCACCTTAAAAGAAAAGATTTCCGCCTATGAAAAGGAACTAAAAATATCTTCTTTGGGGGATAAACGTAAAAAGTGGCTTGAAAACAGAATCAAAGAATTAAGTAAAGAGATGTATAATGATTAACGCTAAAAAATTACATAAAAAGTTTCAGGAATTTTACCCCAATGAATATAAGGGAGCTGATTTACAAAAAGTATGTGACTTTATCGTTTCTAAAATTAACCCAACAAATAAAAAGAACTCAATCGGTTATTGTCTTAAACATTACGTAGATGTTTGTAACTTTTTAATACAATGGGAAGGAACTAATAAAAATTAAATTTATGAATACTTGTAAAGTATGTGGAGAAAAAACAACAACCATTTTTAATATCGATTTTAAACCAGTTCCTATTTGTGAATCGTGTGCAGCATCAATATTTTTACAACAGGCAACTTTGTACACTAAACAAGAATTTAAAAATGATAAACATACAACCACAAATAGATAAGTTATGACTGGTAAAGAATATTTTGAAGAAATGCCTGATGAGGTAGTAGAGTATTATCGGATAATGGCTATTACTGGTGGTCTGATGGGATTACAAATGTACAACCGATGTAAAGAAATAGTCGAAAATAATCCTAAATATTTTGTATGGGAACATACTTATAAATCTATCCCTGATGAAGTACATGAGGCTTATTTGGATGAAAAAAATCCGGATAGGCATAAACCACTTGAATTTAAAAAGATTGGTTCAGGTAATGGTATTTTAGCAGATATAGAAGCGATGGAAATACCTGAATTTAAAATAGACCCTAATTTTAATCTTGCCAATGCTTTAATGGATATGATTAAACACCAAGATGCACTTCATAAAAAACAATGGGAGCAAGAAAATGCTGATAAGAAACTTTGGGATAAATATTACAAAAAATATAAACTGGAATATAGAAAATGAGAACACTAAAATTGATTAAAATTTGGTATTACGGTTACATCCCCTTAGCAAAGAAAGTAAGGGATAGAATAATAACCGACTGTGATGCTTATTTTACTAAAACTGAAAACTTGGGGATTTAAATATCCCTTTTTTCATTTAGTTACTCCCTTTGTGCTTGATTCGTTCAACGCTTTCCTTGCAATATCAACGATAAATTTAGGGGCTAATCCGGCTTTGCTTATTTGCTCTAAAGCAGTACGCATAGCTTCATGCTGTATGCTTTGGGATTTAAACTGGTTGGCGTACTCGTTCATTGCTGCCAATGCACTACCCTTGTGTATCAATCCTGTGGGGTATATATTATCACTACTATGATATTTATTCAATATTTCTCCTGCTGTTTTCATGGGGGCTTGTTCATTTTCCTCCTGCATCTTTTCGTAGTCTTCTGCTCCTAAAATATATGCGGCACGAATGCAATCAATATTGCTCTTTAATTTTTCCATAGCAATTGGGCTATCTATTAAGCCTCCAAAATCATATGGGAAATTATCAATAGCCATCTTCCTTATCTTATCCTTTGTTTCGGGTGTCATGGGGTTGGTTTTTAATTAAAGTTTGAAAATTAGATATAGTGGTTAGACCTTCTTTTGAAGGATGAGGGTCGTGAACTAATTTCCCTTCTTTGAAAATGCAAATATGATTAAACCCTCTTGGTGATTTACCGCTTACTAAATAGTAATTATGTTTATTTTTATATTGCCAATGTCTTCTATCATCGTGGTCTGGCATTAATTCTAAAACCTTGTTGTAATTACTTCCGTCTTGACAATTTATGTTAGGTATGGTCTTAAATCCATAATGGAATGATAAGTACTTGTCATCAGTGCACAAATCCCATCCCTTACTTTCTAAAAAAGTTAACATAACTTCTGCCCAATATCCTGTATCTAAATGATAAAAAACTTCAACGTTAGGTATCTCTGTAATTGGCACTTCAAGAATAGATGCTATACATGCTGCAAAACAATTTCCCCTTGTAATTATTTCGCCTTTTGTATTTGTTATTACAACTTTAGTCTGTGTAACTGGTATCATACATTAAAGTTTAACTGTTAGTTCTGTTTGGGTTAAGGCGTATACCAAATTTTGAAACTCATGTAATGTTACTGGTATTCGCTCCATAATACACCATGAATTAAAATAAGTGCGACCATTAAAATAAGAGCCACTTGGTAAATGAATGCTAAGTTTTCCAAAGTCGAAACTGAATCCATTATATGTAGGAGTGTATTTCGGTTGGCACTTCTTTAATATTTCAGATGTCAAAGGAATGCCTTCAATATTATCATAACTACAAGCCATCCCCATACCAATTACGGGGCTATCATTTGATACCCTACATTCTGATACAGACAGTTCTATTATAACGCTGTTATGAGGGTTCATTTTATCATGTCCTTTCACATGAACGATATTCCCTATCCTTAAATCACTTGCCTTAATATCTGTATGCTCACGTTGTTGGCTCATAATTAAAAAGGTTTTGTTTGTTGTTATTTAATGGGTGCGGCTTGTGGTTTAAAATCGTCACCAAAAAAGCTATCAAGCTGTCCATAATCTACTTTTACAACTTTGCCATTAAAATATCCATAATTGGCTAATTTATCATCACCGCCGAAATGTTTTTTATGTTCAGGAATAAAAGTTGTTTGCCAATCTTCACTGGTAAGCATGGTAGCTTTTTTCATTATTAATATCCAACCACCCCATGAACACCATAAAACAGGACAAAGTAAATAAGATGTACCCTTTTCATATTTGCCGCTATTCCATTTCCATGTTTTTGATTCATCCATATTTGATATAAGACCCATTAAGAAGTGGCTCCATTGATGTGTAAATTTTGGAATCTTAACAACAAAATTTTTAAACTCAAAAACTATCCGTGTGCATCCGATCATATTTACTTTCATACTATTTTAATTTACCACCACCTCAATAGATTGGATACTGATGGAAGGGTTATTGTTTTACTTTTTTTCTACTGCCTGAGCGGATTAAAGCGGCACTTCCACCCAAATATCTGCATCTTTTATCATCCATTTTTTTCTTCTATGCCACTGAATGTTAATTGCAGTCCGCAAGAATCATTCAAGTCTTTAATTTTAGCACATCCTATTACCCAAAATTCAGGGGAATTGCCAGGAACTTTTCGCATCATTAATATTTGCGCAGTAAGCAATTCCCTTACTGCGTGTTTATAACTTTCAGTAAGGGTAACCTTGCGAAAATCAAAATCCTTTTTTATAATCTTTCCCATATCCTATTGTTTAGTGTGAGTTGATTTATTTAATGAAGTTGCCTTTTATATTTCGCATAGAAATATTTGCCTGTTTTAATTGCTCTGGATGCCTGTGATTCATAGTTAATCGTGTTTCTTCACAGTTGATAACTATCTTAATTGATGTTGTAGTATCGGGGCATAAACGCTTAATTTCTTCAATTAATTCTTCGAAACGTAGCTTGTTGTCTATCATGATTATTTGTTTTTGCTGTTAATGTAGTTGGTGTATAGTTGTTCGGTAGTTAAATTTGGTTGAGACAACTGTAAGTAATTAAAATGCCTTATATCTGTAACTGGTTTTTCTTCTCCACATTCTCGACAAATGCCTTTCCAGCATGTACATACACCTGCACCTTTAAGTTGTTTTTCAGTTAGATATTTATGACCGCAATCAAGGCATATAGGTCTGTTATCGTGCATCATTTTATTTTATAAGTTTAAGTATTAGCTGACATATCCAAAATCGGATTTTAAAACCTACGCACGAACTATTGCTTCACGTTGGCGGTCTAAGGTAATGCCCTTACCTTCTATATTTTTAGCTGCGTTAAAATCAGCATTATCTTCGTTGCCACATTTTAAGCAGATAAATAACGACTGACTGATTCTGTTTTTTGCATCTACATAACCACATTTATTACAAGTTTGTGATGTATGCCTTGCGTTAACTTTTACGCAATTAGTTTTGTATGCAATCATTTCGCCGAACATTCCCCACCCAGCATCTAAAATATGCTTGCTTAAATTTCCGTTTTTACTCATCCCTGAAACATTCAAATCCTCTATGTAAACCGTATGAAAGTTTTTGGCAATTTTGGTTGATTCCTTATGCAAAAAATCTTTTCTGATGTTAGCAATTTTATGGTGCAGTAACGATAATTTTTTGCACTGCCTTTTCCAACTATTGCTGCCTTTTTTCTTACGTACTAACGACCTGTTTTCAATCCTAAGTTGTCTTTCATATTTTTTAAAATGCTTTGGATTTGCGATAAAATTCCCATTACTATCAATGCAAAAATGCGATAATCCCATATCCAAACCAATGACTTGGTTCTCGTCTTTGTTTTGAATATCTTTTACCACATCTGTAACGATAGTTATAAAATAACCAGTAAGTTCTTTTTTTATTGTTGCCGCTTTGATGTTACCCATTATATGAGCATCTTTAAACATTTTTACCTTGCCAATCTTTGGCAGATTTATATTATTAACACTTAATTTTATTATTCCGGAGTTTTGTTTAAATAAAATCGATTTATAATACCTTTTATTAGCCCACTTTGGAAATCCAGCTCCTTTAAAAAATCTATTATATGAGTTATCTAATCTTTCAATGACGTTTTGTAATGACTGGGCTGGTACATCAGCAATCCAATCTATATTTTTTATTGTCGTTAATTGTTTCATTAACTCAAACTTACCAACCGATTCTTGTTTATTTTTCCACGCCTCAATTCTAATTTCCAACGCCATATTATACACAAAACGGCACGTACCAATCCAGTTGTCGATTCGGATTTGCTGCGATTTTGTTAATATTAATTTGCGTTTATATGTTAGCATACTTCGTATATGGTTTGCTTACTTTTCATTGGTGGTTATTTTTGATAGTTTATAAATAATCCATGCTGCGAAGTCATCTTGTATTTTAACTGCTTTTTCAACAGGAAAATTATGTGCGCCAGTTCCAGTTAAGTTGCCCCAGCCTCTTATCGTGATGAACAACTTGCCATTGTTTTTTATTTCAATGCCCTTAAGTGAAAGTTTAAGTTCATCTATCGGTTCATGCTTATTTGAATTAAGGGATTTTACAACCTTGTCTTGTAGTTCCAAACATCCCTTAGTATATTCTCCTTTATCATCAAATTCACTTTCAAACTGAAAAACAAAATTACCGTTAGCATCATATATCCAACTTCCGTATTTTGGCTTATGAAATGGTTGTTTATAAAAAGATAATTCCATTGTTGTTTTATTTTAAGTATTCATCAATAGTTTTTTGTGCAAGTTTTATAAGTTCCAAAGGATTCCCGTCAGGGTGCATAGCGGCTACCTTTTCCAACGCCTCCAATAAAGGCTTACCATCCTTCCTACCCATTTCATGCCCATCAATAAACCCATCCCTTCTTACAGGTGAGCATAGTCCTTTTTGCTGCATCCTTCTATCGTATAGGTTAGCGGCGTGGATTGTTTTTTGGTCGGGCATTGTTGGTTATTTAGTAATGACAGTTAAGAAATGAAAAGTACCGCTATCGCAATCGTATTCTTTTGTTATGTAATAAGCAAATACTCGTCTATGATGCTTATCATCATATAGAATACAGTTTTTTGTTTTGTTACCGCAATTAGAATAAAAGAAAGATGCCGTATGTTTTTGAAGTATATATTTTGAAACAATATATCTAGTATTCAGATATTTAATATTGTTATTTTCATCAAGATAGAATGCCGATAGTACATTTTTTATAGTATCTGTTTTATGAACCCAATATGTACTATCCTTTATAGATATACAGGAGAGTTCATAAAAGTGATTCGTATCTCTCAATAGACTATAGGCACTATCGAGCTTTATCTGCCCATAGGCGTTACCCACAAAAACCAAAACAGTAAGCAGGAGGATTGATTTATTTAGCATGGTTGGTTAGTTTTAAAATTAATGACAATGGCATGATTCAGGAAACATATCTTCTGTGAAGTTTATGTTGTCGAATATTACTCTTGTTTTGGCAATAATTAATCGAGCTACATAAGAAGTGAAATTATCGCTAAGGATGTCTTTTGTAAATGGCAATTCAAGTGTAACCCCATCAACAGATATTTTCATGGTTTTGGTATCCATAAAGCGGTTTGTTGATTTAATTTTATTAACTTCAGGCAACGTGAACAATTCGTGATAGGTTACCCCGTCATTAGTTTGTTTATGAAATCCTAGTCTGTACTTTTTTTCTGTATTAGAAATTTCAAGATATACAAATGTGCCATCATTCCTTTCCTCAAAAACATCATAATCATCCATATCATGATTATTTATTCCAAAGTCGCTATCATCAACAAATTGTTTAAGAAATTCAGACATTTTTATTTCCGCTGGTTCTCTTGTGAGTAACTTTTTTACAATTGGTATAAACGTTTTAGCAACCGCAGCATTTGCAATAGCATCAATTTCATTACTTAACGAATCATTCAAAAGGGCGATTATGTCTGGTAATTCCAAGCTGTACCCAATAGTTTTATTTTTCAATTCCTCTTCGATAGCTTTACGATACGGAGAATTGTAACCACTATAATATTCTTTAATGGTTTCTATTGCACCTTTCATCGCAAATTCGTTTGCTTTTTCTTTTAGTATTGCAGTATCCAATACTGGTAAAATTTCGTTTGTATTCATGTTGTTGTTTTTATTTATAAATGATGTAAGGGGATAAGGTTAGTACTTTTTGCCGTGATATTTTTCACGAAGCGAATTGTAACGCATCTTAGCTTTTATATGAGCCTCAAGGTCTATATTTTTATAGGCAGCTAAGTCCATCACACGAATCATAATGTCGGCAAGTTCTTCCTCAAAAGTACCTTTAACATTCTGCCTGAATGATTTCCAAAAGTCCTCATCAGATACCCAGCCATTAACTGCTCCAATTGGTGACGATTCCATTCTTTTGTGCATGTACATATCGTTCCTATCTGCCTCTAACGCCTCTGATACTTCACTATGTATAAGGCATAACATTTCGCCGATGTTCTTTTCTTTTTCAAAGAAGCCTTTGTCAATTGCGTTTTTGTGAATTTGTTTTGCAAGTTCGTTTATCATTATATTTTGTTTAGTATTTTATACCCCCTTATGTATTGAAAGGGGTGGGTTAATCAGTGTATGCAATATATTCAAATGAGTATTTATCAAAGTGTTCAAACCTACCGCCGAATGAGCCTATTACACGTGGAAGTATTGTGGATGTCGTTTCTGTTCCTTCGGGGAATACTCCTAATACTTTTTGGCTAAAATGAGTATGCGATTCTGTTCTCATTTCAAGTTTTGTCGCAGGTTCGTCACCACGATACTTTTTAAAAAATGAATCTCTTCGCTTATCCCATTGTTCATTTTGTAAGCGATACCTTTCCTGCTGCTCTTTACTAATCGTTGGCAATTCAACATCGCTTGCTTCCCAATCACATTTAGGACAAAATGCCGTATCAGTTGTGCAATATGAACATGGTGGATTAATATGGCAACTGCAACAACCTTCTTTTTCGTGTTCATCAATAATACCTGTACATCCATCACGGTTACATACTTCGCCTTTACAAACACCTTCTTGTATATTTATCCGTTGTGGATAAGGGCTTATACCTGTAGGTGGTTTATAGTCGTTCATATTTTTTATTTTAAAAGTTTAAGTACAATAATCTTACCTGTTAGCTTTTTGGATTCGGCGGTTTCATAAGTTCTCCACTGTTCCTTTAGATTATCTTTTACATTTTGGTAATCATCCATTTTTGGAAATCGTGGTTTTTCCAACGGATTCTGCCAGCAATAACCGTTAGCTAAGAGAAAAGCGTACATTTCTTTATTATAATCAATACCATTATAGCAATGTCCTTGACAATAATTTTCGCAATAGTCTTGATACTTATTTTCACAATATTTATCATACACATAATCGAGGACAATGCTATCTGCATCAAAGTCTATTTCTGTTTCGGATATAGTGCCGATGAGTTCAAATTTATCATCAACAATTAAACCGTTACTATATTTACCTGCTATATTACTAATCCCTATGCAGTAGCCAATGTTATTTATATACTCATTGTTGATTTCAACCTTCGACTCCTTCGGCACTTCAATTATCCAAAGGTCTGTATCGGGGATTTGGGTTAGTGGGAGCATTTATTTTTAATTATATTTCAAATAATTATTTTACGTGATATATTTATTAATTCATCTTGCGTAAGGTAAGATGGAATATCATTATGCATCCTTAAAATAGCAGTAAAATATCCAATTAATTCATCTTTATTAAACATCTCAAAAGCATCTTTACTAAGTGTGTTATAAATATCCTTACATTTATCTAAAAACTCACCTTCTGAAACTTCCTTCCTAACACCTTCTTCATATAAATAATAATTCATTGTTTTATGTATTTTATTTAAAAGTTAAAAAAGTAAAGCACCTTTAGTATGACAGGATTTAAGGAATATACTCATAAACATTATCTATGAGAACGCCTATATTACCTGTATGACTTGTTAGTTTTTTATGGTGTCTTTCGCACCTAGGCTGTCTCCCGTTACTGTTATACTCTTTCTAAGTTTAGCCCTATGATTTTACATAAATTCTATTGAGTGGGATAATGTGTCTAATTCCACCACATACTTATATGGTGCTTTACTTTTAAAAATTAAGTGCATTGGTAAACCAATTGAACCCGGCAACTATAAATTGGCATAGCGTTTTATTCTCATTTTTATATCAACGCTGACCTCTCGCACGAGGTTATTACCGCATAGTAATTTTATTAACTACTTACCAATACACTTAAAGAAAGTTTGTGTTTAATTTTCGGTCAGAAGCGTTTGTTGAGTATCACAACAATTCTTAGTATTCGTCAACCTCCTACACACTAAACACAAATTGTCAGGGTAGTTGGAATCGAACCAACCGAAGAACCTGCTACCCTGTGGCGGCTTGCCTTTCATTACGAGTCTGGCTACTTATTATAAAGGTTTAATTTAATGGAGGTGAAAACATATTTATTTCACTTATAAAATTGCATCCACAAATCAATATTCCCTTTGAGCCCTTTACGAAGGAGACCGATGATTACCCCTATGTACACTTAGGCATCGCTGCAAACCCCCTATCTGTTGGTTTTCTAAAAACCATAAATATATTCAATACAAAGAACCTATTCTCCTACATATTCATTTTCAACTGGTTCTTCACTTTCTTCTCCCAATACCCAACGTAAAGCAGCCTCTACACCCTCTTCGTAAGACATTCCTTTTACATCCGTGTTACCTTCTGATGTCCACGATTGCGCTTTGTACATTTGGTCTTCTATTTCTTTTTTGCTTTTTAGTACTGACATTGTTTATGTATTTATTGTTTTTGAAATTAATTTTGATTGAACAAATTTTAATTTTTCACGATAATGAATCAAAAGTTCTTTTAAATCCGATTGTGTAAACTTAAATGTTAGTCTTGCCTGTTCATCTAAATATTCAGTTATTCCTTTTCGTTCTGCTTCTAAAGCATTTTTAAATGGTGCTGTATCTGTTTCGTGCTTTGAGTTACAAAACCCACATTGCGGACGGCAGTTATCTTCTTCGTAACGGGTTGCCATGTTGGCTCTTGAAGTATAATGACCGTTTTGTATATGCTTCCAAAATATTTTATTAGAACACGTAAAGCATTTTACCACGCCTTCACTATCCGCATATTTTAACCTTATATACTTAGAAAAAACATCATCCAAATCATTCATTAAGTAACTTAATCCAGTTTGGGCAACCACTTTTGTTTGTAGTTCTTTATCTTGTCCCCGTCCTAATTTCCTTATAGATGATATTTGGGATTGTTTTTGATTATGTTTTTTTATTTTTTCCTGTAACATTTCGGGCTTACAAAACCTACTATACCCTTGAAAACCAATGTCAGGATAGTTATCGCATTTTCCGCACTTGCATTTTTTACGTATAATACTACTGTATGCCATTATTTTTTAGATTTAGAAACAAACCATCCACTAATTTTAATCCGAGTTCCGAAAATAAATACATACATAAATATGTGAACTATTATTCCAGCAATAGGAATAAACCACATAATAGATATTATTGGGAATTCAGCACATTTATCCTTGTTTATTATTTTTATGTATAAATACCTGCAAGTAAAAACGTGCGCAACATAAAAAAGTATTATAATTATTTTTTCCATATTATCCTATATTAACGTGTTGTAAATCGTCCTTAGTGTTTTGATAACTATTTTCACAAGCTGCCAATATCTCTTTATATACGTCCTCTTGAAGTATTTTTAGACTGTAAAATTCAAGTTCATACACGCCGATTGATACTTTTTCAATATCTATATACTTCCCTAATCCTGCTTCAAGGTTTACTACCTTATATTCTACATTGAATCTATCCCCGTTGCTAATTGTAATTTCTACTGTCCTTGTCATAGTGTTTTTGATTTGATAATGCGAATATATAACCTTTCATTTAAAAATAAAAATTATTTTTTTTAATTAGATTTACATATCTTCGTAAAAATTATAGGAAATGATTAAAGTTGAAACAGAAGAAATATCCATTTCGGATAAAATAAATAAGGCTTTAGATGGTCGTTCACAGGTGTGGCTCGTTGATAAAGTAAAAGAGTACGGGGAAACCAATAATGACGATAATTTAAAACTATTTACCGATGTTAAATTATCCCGTAGAATGAAGGAAAGGGAAGATTGGAAAAGTAACGAATTAAAAGCTATTGGTAAAATACTAAAAATTAAACTTTAAATAATGAGTATAAAAAAAGGTATCGGTCATTCACCACTAACAGATAAAGTTTACTTAGGTAAACAGAATAAAGAAAAAGGTATGTGGGTAGGAGAAAAGGAGGATATTACAAATGACTTTATTGCTGTATCCTTTGCGTATTTTAGAGAAAATACTATTAGAACTATAACCAGTTCGGATGATAGCAAAAACTTATTCATAAACATAAAGGAAGATAAACCAAGTTTAGAAAAGACTATTAAAAACCTAACTAAAATGTTAGATAAATTAAATGTCTAAACAAGTAAGTACCCATATACCAAAGGAAACTAAGTGGGTGATATTTTTAGGGACTAAAAGATATAAAAGTATATTACCTATACCTTACTTTTTTAATATTGATTGGAAACAAATTAAACTTTTAAAAAATAATAACAATGCAAACAAAGACTGAAATTGAATTAGCTGCTACTGAAAAAATTATTCAGGCAAAACAATTTTTTGTTATAAGTAAAAAAGAAGCCAAAAAGTCTATTAAGATATTAAAGATGGCTATAAAGCAAAGTACTGTATTGCCGATATTAGACTTTGTAGTAATCGATATTGATAAGTTAGGAGTAAGGATGGGTGCTACTGATTTAGAAAACTATATTACAGTAGAACCTGAACTTATTTCATATAGTGGCGAAAAGTCTTTTTGTGTGCATGGTAAGCATCTTGAATGGTTCTTTAATAAATCTTTGAGCGAGGAAATAAAAATCGAAATTGTTGGAAATGATTGTGTAATGACTTGTGATAATTTTACTGTTAGTGTATCTACTGAAAAAGCAGAATCATATCCAAAAAAACATACTATAGAACCTAAAAGGAATATCACTATAGGTAAAGAGTTAATCAGCGCAATGTCAGCAGCTATTAAATATGTAAGTAATGATGATTTACGTCCGTCTATGACAGGGATTAATTTAGTAAGTGTAAAGAATGAATTATACATTGCTGCTACCGATGCACACAGGTTATTTTATAGAAATTTAAAAACTACCGTTGATGATGTATTGGATATTATAATATCTAAACGAGGTAGTGAAATAATATACAATACTTTTAAGGGGGATATTAATTTAGAAATTGATGCAAACTATATCCGTATTAAAACAGATAATGTAGAATTAATTTCAAGGAAAATAGATTCACGTTATCCTAACTGGCAAGCAGTTTTACCTGAAACCCCGTTTTCATTTACAGTTAACAGAAAAAAACTAATTGAATATTTCGATATTGCTCAATATTTTTCCAATAGTTATACAAAACAGGTTATTTTAAGTTTAAATAAAAATAAACTTGATATTTTAATTGACAATGTAGATTGGTCTATTAAGTCTGAATTTACAATACCTATACAATCATCAAATACAGAAAAACATAAAGCTGCATTTAACGCATTATTTATGCTTACTTCATTATTAACTAATGGCAAAAATGAAACTGTCGAAATAAAGCATACAGGAGTTGCCACCAAAGCAATAATTATAGATAACGAAATACTTGTAATGCCATTAATGATAAATAATTAAACTACTGGTTATGTCAAAACGTAAAAACCCCGATACAAGCAATGAAGCATATCGTTCTATTACGCCGGATATGCTTTCAGATATTTACCAAAAAATATTAAAGGCACTTGAAAGGTTAGGTAATGCAAGTGGGCAACAAATAGCTATGTACCTTACTTTGGATGACAATAAAATTAGCCGCCGATTGAAAGAAATGGAAGGCTTAGGATTAATTTATAATACTGGATTACGTACACCAACAAAAAGTGGGCGAAGTGCCTTCCAATGGGCTTTAAAAAGCACAGGAATAAAACCAGTAACTAAACAGGTTGATTATAGTAAAAAAATAGAAACGGCTGCGGATATAGCATCTAATATAATCAACCAAACTGCACCTAAATACAAAGAACAACAACTATTTTGATTTTGGATAAGTACATACAATCAGCTATAATAGGTTAAAATTATGCCCAAACAAATACTATTAAACAACTTAGAATATTTACGTAAATCAAATGGTTTTACATCAGGTAAAATGGATGTTATAATGGGTTATAAAAGTAAGTTATATGACCATATTAAAAATGATGGTTTATATCCAACTACAAAAGCACTAAAAAAAGTTTTCGATAATTTTAAAATATCTATAAATGCTTTATGCCGTATTGATATAAAAAAGCAAGATGCAACCAAAATAAGAAAGGAATATAACTCAATACAGGCACTTTTAAAACAAAAATAATTGACACCACTTCAAATATATATTCACTTAGAGGAACGATAATGGAAAAGTGTAAATACGAATTATGTACCAGACGTAATGGTTATAAATATTCATTCGTAACTACTACACGAAATACAGAAGAATGCATTAATATTTTACTCGAAAAGGCTTATTTATTACCAGACGGATATAAGTCATATAAAATATATAAAACTGTTAATGGTATTCGTGAATTAATAGTTTACGGTAAAGGACGAACTTACTTCCGTTGAAAAAATATATTTGCACAATTAATAATAATTACTACTTTTATACCGCATAATCATACATTACAAATGAATAATCAATATTTATTTTCGACTTAAATACGGGCTATCCCCTTTGCTGTTATCGTTCAAACGGTACGTTTACGTGCCACCATTTGTAAACTGATTATGCAGCAGCAGGGGGATAGTCTTTTTTTATGCTTATGAGTTACCAAGATGATTTAAAAACAGATTCGTGGCAAAAGCGTAGGTTATATATACTTGAAAGGGATAATTGGACTTGTCAAGCACCATCCTGCGATAAAAAAGATAAAATATTCGATGTTCACCATAAAATTTATATCGGTGACATAAAACCGTGGCTATATCCTGACGATTTATTGATAACATTATGTAAAAAGTGCCATCAAAAGGAGCAAGATAGGGTTGGTTTAGAAATACATTTATCCAATACTTTAAAAATGAAAGGTTTTTTAGTTTCAGATTTATTGGCGTTTTCTTGCAAATTAGATACGGATGATATATTTTGTACATCCTTGCTAAAAATATTACGAAACTTTCAAAACCGATAAATTATGAGCGGAAAAGACCCTGCATTTTTATTTTACTCTCAAAGATGGCTTGAAGGAACGGCAGAGTTTACATCCGCAGAGAAAGGTGTTTATATTGACTTATTAGCGCATCAACATCAAAAAGGAAGCCTCCCATTAGATACAAAAAGATTATGTAGACTTACATCTTTATCTGAAAGTGAATTTTTACCATTTTGGGAAGGTATAAAACACAAATTTATTAAAAATTCGGATAACCGATTGGTTAACCGAACGCTTACCGAAATAACAAACGAACGGTCAAACAAAGGTCATACCAATTCGATAAGCGGTAAGTTTGCTTCACTTATAAGGTCGGTTAGCCATTTGCCTACCGAATCAATAGAAAGTATAAAATCAGACTTCAATATTGATGATTTTATACCGTTTGATAAGGAAACAGCTACCAAACGGTTGACCGAATGGTTCTATAATCGGTTGAAAAGCATTATAAATATAAATAGAGATATAAATAAGGATAGTAAGGAGGGTATGGGAGGAAAGAAAGGATTTAATACAACACCATTATATAGCCAATATAACGGATTACCAGAAGTTAAAGTTGGAGCAGCTATTCAATTATTTAAAATAACAAAACAGACAGATATTACATCAAAAGAGATTGACGGGCTTTGGAATATATTCAAAATACAGAATTTAACAGGTAAAAAATTCTATAAAGAAGAGGATGATATTTATAGCCATTTTATAAACTGGCTTAAAATGCAAAAAATAGAAGGGAATAAAAATAAAAGCCAATTTACTTTATGATTTCAGAAAGCAATATACAGTTAGTAAAGGATTCGGTAGTAACCTATGATGTGGTTAGTAGTTTCATTGCCTTAAAAAAGAAAGGAACTGATTATGTTGCTTGTTGCCCGTACCATGATGAAAAAACACCTTCATTTTCCGTAAGTCCTGTTAAAAATATTTATAAATGTTTTGGATGTGGTAAATCAGGTAATGGGATAACATTTCTTATGGATCATGAAAGAATGTCTTTTATTGAGGCAATAAAATGGGTTGCTGAAAAAAATAATATAAGTATTGAAGAAGAATTTGTAAAAAAAATACCACTAAAACCGCAACCTCGTTTAGAAAAATTAAATAAGGATTTTATAGAGTACTTTGAAAAGCGTGGGATAAGTAATAATACTTTAATTCGTTTCGGAGTAACAGAATCTTTAGAGTGGATGCCGAAAGCTAAAAAAGAAGTACGTGCTGTTTGTTTTAATTACATACGAGACGAAGAAATAATAAATATTAAATTCAGGGCATCAAATAAGGATTTTAAAATGTCGAAGGATGCGGAGTTGATACTATATAACCTTGATGCAATAAAAGATGAAGAAAATATTTGTATTACCGAAGGAGAGATTGATTGTATGAGTGTATTTGAATCGGGTTTTTATAATGTTGTTTCTGTTCCTAATGGTGCTGCCGCAAATGGTAATAACCAAAGACTTGAATATTTAAACAACTGTTGGAATTATTTTACCGATAAGACTAAAGTTATTTTAATGACTGATAATGATACCGCAGGTAATAAGTTAAGAGAAGAATTAGCAAGGCGTATCGGGTATGGTAAGTGTTATTTAGTGGATTATATGGAAGGATGTAAAGATGCTAATGAGGTATTAGTTAAATTTGGTAAAGAAGCATTAGCTAATATAATTGAAAATGCAAGAGTATATCCATTGGAAGGTGAAGTGCCAATGGATGATATGTTTGAAACGGTAATGGATTTTTATGAGAATGGTTATCCAGCAGGGTATGAATCTGGTATATCAATGGATTTTGATAATCATTTAAAATTCTATCCGGGACAGTTAACGATTGTTACAGGAATACCGGGTAGTGGTAAAAGTGAATTTGTAGATTTAATAATGACAAGTCTTAGTAAAAGGCATCAATGGAATTGGGGTGTTTGTAGCTTTGAGTGTGCGCCTGAATTTCACGTAACAAAACTTGCAGAAAAATTTACAGGTAGAGCATTTGCATTTAGAAAAGACCCGTCAAATAGAATGAGTGGAGAACAATTAGGTAACGCAATTGGATTGATTGATAAACATTTTAAGTTTATGAATTTAGATATTATTGACGTTACTATTGATGGGCTTATAAAAAAAGCAGAGGAGTTTGTTATAAGATACGGCATAAACGGGTTCTTATTCGACCCGTGGAACTGTATAGAGGCAAAAGGAGAAGGAACTGATTATATACTACAGTGCTTAAATAAACTTATAAATTTTTTAAGGAAATTCAGAGTTCATGGTATATTAGTTGCTCATCCTACTAAGTTACAAAAGGATAAGGGAACTGGTAAATATGAAGTCCCAACACTTTACAGCATATCAGGTTCAGCACACTTTTTTAATAGAACAGATAACGGGATAAGCGTTTATAGAGACTTTCAAACAAATATGGTAGATGTACACGTTCAAAAGATAAAACAATACTGGTTAGGTAAATTAGGAATGTGCAGTTTTTCTTTTGATACTGATAAACGAAGTTATTTTCCAATTGAAAATTTTAATTAAATACTATCCCGATACAGAAACAAGAATAAAAGCAAGAAAGTGTGCTTATGTATTAAACCTTATAACTTCAACTGAATGATTTATGACAGTAGATTTATTAAACGATTTAAGATACGATAGACAAAATAAGAGAAGATTAAAAAAGAAGTTAGTCTTTAAAAGGAGAATATATTATTTTAAAGAGTATTGTAGAATAAACAGACAGTTACAAAGTGCAGTAGGTATATTTTCAAAACCAACTATGCCAAAAGGATTACCATTATACACGGTTGATTATTTAAAAAAACATAAATAATGATAAATAATAAAAACCACACATACACCTTTGAAAGGAACGGTATAAGTGCAGAAGTAAACGCAAATTGCAGTCAGGATGATAGTATATCCTTAACCTTTCCACAAGTAGATGATGGTAATAGGTTTTGTGTAGATGTGCAATCAGTATTTATAAATGGCATAAACATATACGACTTCATAAGAAATTCAGAAATAGAAGAACAGATTATTACTAAAGGGGAAGAGTTGTGTTTCGGTCTTTTTAATGAACTTTAAAAAATAAATTTGGTTATTAAATTACTTTTACTACTTTTACAAAATGGACGATAAATTTAAAACAATAAAAGTTTTAACGGATTCAGTGAAGGATTTAAATTTAATAGCTGCTATCACAGGTGAGAAACAATATCAAGTTGTTGAACGGTTATCTAAAATCGAAAAGAAAGAAGTTACTAAACCAAACAAACCAAAAAATAAATAATGAAATTACTTTTTACCATTACACTACTACTAACATTTTTATTCCCCAATGCTCAAACAAAAGTAAAGACAGATACTACGCATAAGGTAGTTAATGATACACTTGTAATTTTAAGTTTTAAAGAAGCACAAGTATTAGCAGAGTGGATAGATAAACAAAACGCTCCGCATCAAGAAGTAAAACAACTGGAACAATTCATTTACGATAGAGTTAAAATTATACCACGAACACAAAAATAAACTAATGACACCTTCTGAATTTAAAATTACTCATCCTGAATATAGCCATCTTGAAGGTATTGACTTATGGAATAAAATGGAGGATACTTTTATAAGTAACCATAAGAACGATAATCCTGAAATAATAAAAGATTGGATGGGGAATGTTATAGATGAAGGAATGGAAATAGTTTTTATCCAAACAAAAAAGACATATATGCAATTCGGTATGTTTATCCCATTACAAGATGGCACTCATAAGGAAATGTATGCAGATAAAATACCTGATGAAGAATGTTGGGAAGTAAGTGAACCAGTAAAAATATTTAAGGATGATGGTGGACTAAGATTTGAAACAAATAAAGGTGAATATACCTTTATACAACCGTTGTCAATGGTAAAGTTTTTAATAGGTCAAAATACTCTGTTAGGAATTAAAGGAATATCTGATACTAAACAACAAGATAACGGCAATGCGTACAAGAAACAAACCATATAACATACCACTACATAAGATGAGTAGTTATCATTATAAAATAAACTGGGAGAACTTAATATCTTTTTTATTTATTCTAATATCGGGGGTTTGGTTGGTTGAACTTATTTTAAATTATAAAAAATAACAATGAGCATAAAGATTAAACCGCAGGGTAAAAAGTTAATTGCATTACCATTAAAAACAGAAAATTTCGTAACTAAACATGGTCTTGAGATAGTAGATACTGTTTTAGCTTACGCTAAAGTGGTAGAGGTGAGTGATGAATTGAGTGATGTTTACACCGTTGGAGATATTATTCAACATCCTGTTGGTAGCGGTGTTGGAATATTTTATAATAAAGAACATTCACTATACATAAGACAAGACGAAATTTGGGGAATAGTTACCGAAATAGATGATAAAAAAGCAAGTAAAAAATGAGTAACCCAAAATTCCCATTTATTATCTTAGTAAAGTACGCAACAAGGGGAAGGGTAGAGCGATTCTTTGAGGGTATGGAGACTATTTATAACCTTGCCTCACAAGTTGATTATATAAGGGTTTTAATTACAGCAGACGAGGATGATTTAACCATGAATAATGATGATGTAAAAGAACGTATTTCAAAGTACAAAAATGCTCATGTTATTTACGGTAAAAGTAATAATAAAATCCACGCAATAAACCGTGATTTTGATATAATGCCTGAATCACATAAAGACTGGAATATTTTAGCTAATTTTTCTGACGATATGCGATGGAATATTCCAATGTGGGATGATTATATAAGAGTACATTTTAATTCTGTATTCCCTGAAACATTAGACGGTTACATGGCTTATTTAGATGTAGATACTCAATCAGCATTATCAACTTTATACATAGCTGGCAGACCGTTTTATGAAAGATTTGGATTTATATATGACCCACAGTTTGTTTCTCTGTTTTGTGATAATTTAATAGAGGATTGCGCTAAACACATTGGTAAGTACCATTATACAGGTTTTACAATTTATAAGCATTTAAATCCTTGTTATGGACATATAGAAGAAGATACCATGTTTAGGCAACAACAGGATATTGGGTGGGATGTAGATAATAAACTGTACTATAAAATAAAAGACGAAATAGGTATCTATAATTACTTAAAACAATTTAATTTATAAACAATGGAAAAAGTATTTGATGGTTATTCCGAAGCCTGCCAAAATGCAGTATTAGAATCAAGAAAACAAAAAGATAAGATACTGTATGTTTTTAATAAAGTTATCAATGGAGTAAAATATGTTTTAACAGACGATGAAAAATCAACTGGTAACTTACTACAATCTTATCAGAATGGAATGGTTTATGAAAAACCAAAAGAAGAAACAAAATGAACCAACCATTATTAAGTATATTAATTCCGACAGTTTCAGGCAGGGAGGATGTGTTGAACAAATTCATGGTAAAACATTTTAATGATAATGTTGATGAATTAATTTACGGAGAATATCGGATAATTGGCGAAAACTTAGAAGTGATAATTTTAAAAGATAATAAAGAAATTACAATAGGCGAAAAAAGAGAGCAACTCTATCAATCTGCAAATGGTTTATTTAGCTGGCAAATCGATGACGATGATGATATATCCGACAATGCAATAGAACTAATACTTAATTCGATTAAATCAAATCCTGAAATAGACTGTATAACTTTCGAGGAATATTGCAATATGGACGGTAAAGAATATAAAAGTAATCATAGTTTAACTTATTCAGGATGGTATGGGGATGGTTCTCACCTATTGCATGACGGCTTCCATTTTCACCGCACACCTTTTTTTAAATCAGTTATTAAAACATCAATTGCACAATCAGTACCCATAAAACACGTTAGATTCGGAGAAGATAATTTTTGGGCTGATGATTTACATAAACATCTGAAAACAGAGATACATATTTCTGAACAACTATACTTATATATCCATAAACCTACAAACTTTAATGAAAGGTATGGTATCAAATAAAAAATTAAGCAATAAAGCTCGTAGTATATTAACAAGTAGAGTATGGGATTACAATGAATGGTGCGAAACTAATACCAATGAAAGTATAAGAAATATGTACTACATTTTACAGTACAGAAATAAAATGCTTTTGGATAAAAAACAAAAAATATACGGTGTTGATGAGGTAATGGTTGGACAAGTATCGGCAGCTTATTTATCACTTGATTTCCCATATTACTTAGTGCTGCATGAGTTCTATAATTTTATGTATGAAAAATTATACATAAAAAAAGAAAAATATTGTTCATTTACTTATAGCAGTTATACGGAGGGGAATAAAATTAATAAACCAACATTTTGGCAAAAATTTAAAGATTATTTTAAATGGACTTAGTATCAGGTAAAGCAGTAATTATATCGGCAGGAATAACGGGCTGGTATCCGGCAGGAGTAAAAAGATTGGTAAGGACGTTGAACTTTGAAGGGTGGGGAGGTTCGATATTAACATGGACTGATTATTTACCTGAATGCCCAAATCATAATGATATACCTTATTATTTTAAAATAGCAGCATTTGAAGAAGCTATAAAGCAAGGTTTCACGCATATTCTTTGGGTTGATGCAAGTTTTTTCGCCGTTAGGAATCCAATGCAAATGTTTGATATAATGAATGAACAGGGTTTTTGGTTTTTTAGTTCAGGATATAATTTAGCACAATCAGTAAATGATAACGCCTTACATTATGTAGGTAAAACAAGAGATGAAGCAGAGCAACAAATTGAGTGGGCAAGCGGATGCGTAGGCATTAATTTAGAAAATCCTGATGGTAAAAAACTTTATGAAGGATGGAAAAAATACATGGATGCAGGATTAAGTAAAGGTAGCAGATTGCATGACAACCAAAGTTCAGATAAACGATTTCTTTTCCACCGGCAAGACCAAAGTTGTCTTAATTTAGCTATTTGGGATTTAGGATTAAAAAATGAAAGAGTAAACGACATGATTGCCTATAAAGGAACTAATTACAATCCTGATAAAATAATTTGGTTTATACAAAGTTTATGATAGCAGTATTATCCGCAACCGAAAATGATTTTTACGCATATCCATTACCTATAGTAGTTTGGACATGGTATAAATTAGGAATTAAAAGTATTGTATTTACTCCTGAAAATGTAGGTAGTAAAATTGAATTAGCAAAAAAGTATTGTGGTGAAATGACTTCATTCCATACTTTTAAATGTGAAGAAAGAAAAGAGGCAACTTACGCTCAAACAAGTAGATTATTTGGTGCAACTGTAGTTGAAGATGAAAATGAAATTTTAATAACAGGGGATTCAGACCTTGCAGTTTTTGGTAATCAATTTGAGCAATTTAAGGATAGTGAGGTTAGAATAATTGGGGCAGACCTGTTAAGTGATGAAATGAATCAATTCCCGATGTGTTTTATAGGGATGCCTGTTTATAAATGGAAAGACATATTTTGTTTAAGAGGGGACACATTGCAAATGGCATTAGATGATACAGTAGGTAATCTTGAATCTATTTCATTTCGTGGGGACTTTTGGGGGTACGACCAATGGCTTGCTTATCAAACTATAACAAGAAGTGGGGTGAAGATATTTAAAAACTCAAGAGCTAAGATGCCTGAAAGGTTTGCAATGAATAGGTGTGATAGAGATAATATTTTTTGGGAAAAAGATTTAACTAAACAAACGATGGACGCTCATTTGTGGAGACCATTATTTGAAGCAGAAAATTTTGAAAAATTAATGAAATTATTAAAGTTCTTTTATCCTGACGAAAATTACGATTGGTTAACATCATATAATTCCGAATATTTAAAAATAATAGAATGAAACACTTAATTTTATTAGCTATTGTTTGCACTTTATTTTCATGTGCAACTGAAAAAAATGCTTTAGATAGTTGGATAGGTAAAACAAAGCATGACTTAATAATGGAAGCTGGTTATCCAACAAGGATTGACCCTGATGGAGATGGTGGGGAAGTATTATTATGGTCGCAGGATTTATATAATCCATTTACTGGTAATAAATTTTATAAGTACACAATGTATTTTGTAAATAAGAATGATATTGTTTATCATTGGTTAGTACAACAAGGAGCAATACCACCTCAACAATTAGATATATCACTTTTTATAAGATAATTATGGAACTAAGTTTTGGACAGCGTTACGATGAAGGATTAATACAGCCGTGGTTTACTCATGGGGCTTTGGATGAAATAAAAGGAATGGATTTAAGTGATAAAAATGTAATCATGTTCGGTTCTGGCATGGGTGATAAGTGGTTAAGCCAACGTTGTAAAAAATTAGTGATAGTAGAAAGAAAGGAAGAATGGTATAGTAAAGGAGCAAGTATAGCAAGCGAAAATATGACATATTTATTTCGTCCTTGTAATGATAGCGATGGTAAAGCAGATTATTATTTAGAAATACCAAATGATACAGAATTTGATGTTATTATCAACGATGATTCCTATAGAACTGAATGTTGTGAAGTAGCAATAGATTATTTTAAAAAACGTAATGGCGGTATTTTAATATGTGATAATTATTGGCAAGATTTTGTTTGGAAAAGTCCTATTGCTATTGAATGGTTAGAGCCGTTTGAAAAACATATTCATATTCAAGAAAATCATACAGACTTTGAAAATGAAGGATGTTCATGGAAAACCGCAATAATATTTATTAAATAGTTAATAATGGAACAGGAAACATGGGTTTCAGTAAAAGGGTGGGAAGGTATTTACGAAGTTAGTAATATGGGCTTTGCTAAAAGATTAGCAATAACAACTCGTAATAATATACAAATGCCTGAAAGAGCTATGAAATATGAAGTTGTTGATGGAGGGTATTTAAGAGTTAGATTTGTTAAAAGACCTAAGTATGAAAGATACATGGTAAATAGACTTGTAGCATTACATTTTATTCCTAACCCGTTAAATAAACCAGAGGTAAATCATAAGGATGGAAATAAGTTAAATAATGCTGTTTGGAATTTAGAATGGAGTACAGAAAAAAAAAATGTAAATGATGCTTTTGCAAAAGGGATAAAAGACAACAAAAAACCAAAAAGACCTCCTGTAAGTAAAGATTTAGTATTAACTATATTTAATTCACCATTATCCTTAAAAAAGTTATCAATACAATATGATTTACCAAAATTAACTATACAGTCAATAAAGAGTGGCAAAAGACATTTTAAAATCACAGGTAAACAATATAATGGTAAAAGAGCATGAAAACGATAACTTATATAGATACATCCGAAGAATGGGAAATTACTAATGACTGGGATTCACACCGTCCACTTTTACATTTGGCATTACAAAAAAATAATGGATTTGTTATTGAAGCAGGATGTGGTTTTGGCTCTACTGTATTAATAGATAAATTTGTTGATAAAGGAAACTTAATATCTTATGAAACCAATGAAATGTGGTTTGAAAAAATGTATCCCTTAATTAAGGGCGCAATGGTTTTATTAAAAAAATGGGATGATATATATTTACAAAGTTGTAATTTGTTTTTTTGTGATGCAGCACCAGCAGAAGATAGGATATTATTAATGGATAAGTTTAAGGATTTGGCAGAAGTAATAATCGTACATGACACCGAAGAATCGGCAGATTACGTTTATCATTTAAAAGACATACTTAATACTTTTAAATACAGATTAGATTTCAGACCAGAAGGTATGCCACACACTACGGCGGTATCAAATTTCATTGATGTTGAAAAGTGGGTTGAATGAGAATAGTAGTAATTTACGATAATCGAAGAAGTGAAAAATTGCCATTGTTTAAGGAGCAATTAGAAAAACAAGGTATTATCGAATATGAAATATTTCCCGCAATCGTTTTAAGTCATAGTGTTATTGAAAGTATATCAGCAAGCTTTAAAGCAGTAATAAGACAAGCAAAAGAAAATAATGAAGATGAGATTTGTATAATGGAAGATGATATTTTCTTTCCCAATAAAAACAGTTGGAAATATTTTTTAGAAAATAAACCATCAAAGTACAGCGTATATATCGGAGGAAATTATTTAATTGATAACAGGCTTAATTATATTGCTCCATTAGTAAAGTGCAATGAATGGGTAGGAAACCACTGTGTAATCGTACATAATTCTTACTTCGATACATGGTTAGAAACAGATGAAAAATTACATTGCGATAACGTTCATGCAGGCAAAGGAGAATTTTACACTTGTTTCCCTTTTATCGCTTTACAATGTGCAGGTAATTTCAGTTTAAATCACAAAGAATTTGTAAACTATAACGGAATAATACCTAAAGAATATATTTATTAATGCAACCTTATATTACTTTTGTTGAGACTAATGATAAAGGGGAATTAATTTATTATATTTTACAAAAATCATTTCCTAATTACCTTGCATATATTTCAACAACAAGAGTAGAAAAAGCATTAGCGCAAGCAACAGTAGCAGGGTATAATATGCAGGTAGTTTTTTGTGGTACGATTCAAGGGGCATTTATTCCTTCATATCGTGGTGTAGTAGAACAAATACAATTAGCTTTAGAAGATATGGCAAACTGGTTTTTATCTAATCGGATAAATTTAGAATCTAAAAAATACTTAAAATTTAAACTTAATGTTGACCGCAGCGTATAATGATGTATTCGTGAAGGTAAAATACACTTCTCAAAAAAGTAAAACAGCAATAGCTATCGCTGCATCAATGGAGCATAATTCTACTGTAAACTTAATGGATTATATAACCATTACAGGAGAAGTAGTTTCGATACCAAAAAAAATTGATACAGGAGAACATGATAACGGATATTCAACAAAAGACATTCAGATAGGCGATACTGCAATATTTTCATATTATGTAGTGGGGGATTTATCAGTAAAAGATGATAATCATTACCATAAAAATCTTGTATTTTATCAAGGGCAACAATTATTTAAAGCATCCATTGATAACATATTCGGCGTAATAAGGAACGGAGAAATAATAATGATAAACGGATATGTGATGATTGAGGACTTTAAAGCATCCAAACTTATTTTACCATCCTATTTAAAATGCCTTATATCTGCCAGCAAATCAAAATTGCTATATATTGGTAGTCCAAAAGAAAATGAAGAACCAATAACTGCCAAACAAAATGATACTGTTTATTTCAATCCTTTCATAGTACAACGATACAATATCGGAGACAAAAAATTCTGCATCATACGCCAAGACCAAATATTAGGTGTCGAATTATAAAAAATAATAAAAATTAATAATCGTAAGCCTCTTAACAGAAGTTTAATTTTACAAGGAAGTGTATTTGCTTCGGTAAAATTATATGGACTTACAACAAGTTTTTTTCATACTTAATTTCTTCATAAACAAATATACTGGTAGCTGGTACACAGTACAGGAGTTACAGACATTATTGGATAACGGGCAGATTTCTTATTATACTGATATTAAGCCTAAATATGCGACTTCTCAATTAGTTAAAGATACGTTATCCATTTTCAGAGCCACATACGATTTTAGCCCTTCAAATACAGTTTCAGGATACATAGTTATTCCCTCAAATAGTAATTATCTTGATTTATTAGATGTTCAAATAACCTACCAAATAAGCAATAGAACTGTTTATAGTCCCGTAAAGATGATAAATGAGGATGAACGGGCTATTCGATTAAACTCACAGGTTGACCCAGTAACAGTAACAAGTCCTGTTGGAGAACAAACAGCACCAAGATATATACGATTATATCCACTTTCAGGATATACAGGTACAGTAACTTATTTTAGGAGACCTATTGCCCCTGTATTTGCATATACGGTAATTTCAGGAAGGGTAATAGTTTATAATCAGGCTGCATCAACTCAATTAGAATGGCGTGTAACCGAAATTCAGCAAATATGCATCAAAAGCCTTCGTTCAATAGGAATAAACCTATCAGATGAAGAAATTGCAAGTTTTGCCCAAACAGCGTCAATGCAAAATTTTCAAGGAGTAAACAGACTATAGAAAAATGACAAAACCAACATTCACAGACGGAGTAGCTGCTTTATTTAAGAGTAAAAAGCAAAATAACGATTTTCACGTGAAACGTTCCCATATGGAACAAAGTGAAAAAGGGGCTATTTCTAAGTTTTTGGAAGATAACTATAAGCACTATAACGCAGGTACAGTTTTAAGAGCAGCAAAGGCTTACAAGGAATTAATTGATAGTGGCGGTAAAATGTGTGTTTCACTTGCAGGGGCTATGAGTACCGCCGAATTAGGTATTTCATTGGCTGAAATGATTAGGCAAGACAAAATATCAATGATTAGCTGTACAGGAGCAAATTTGGAAGAGGACGTATTTAATTTGGTTGCAAGAAGTTCTTATGTAGAGTTGCCAAATTATAGGGACATGACCCCTGAAGATGATAAGGAATTAACCAAAAAGCATCTTAATAGGGTTACTGATAGTGCAATTCCTGAAAAAAAGGCAATGCGATTAGTTGAAAAATTAATAGAAAAAGAATGGAAAGATGCGGATAATAAAGGCAAATCCTACTTCCCGCACGAATACCTCTATAAAATATTGTTAAGCGGAGATTTAGTAAAAGATTATGATATTGACCCTAAAAATAGTTGGATGTTGGCGGCAGCTCAAAAGAATTTACCAATAGTTTGTTTTGGGTGGGAAGATAGTTCATTAGGTAATATTTTTACTTCGGAATGTTACGATAAAGAATTAAAGGTATCTACAATTAAAAGCGGCGTTGATTATATGCTTTATTTGATTGACTTATACCCAAAATTATCAAAGGGGAAAGGGATTGGTTTTTTTCAAATTGGAGGTGGCTTGAGCGGTGATGCACCTATATGCGTTGTTCCATTATTAAAGTTGGATTTAAAGAAACCTGAAACACCATTTTGGGCTTACTATGCACAAGTGAGTGATGCAGTACAAAGTTACGGAGGGTATTCAGGTGCAGGTGGTAGCGAGAAAATTAGCTGGTTCAAGGTAGATGTTCATACACCAATGTTTAATATAGAGAGTGATGCTACAATAGTATGCCCACTTGTTTTTGCTTATGTATTAAATCAGTAAAAAGTGGCTATATGGGAATATACATTAGAAAGACTTTGTTTTATTGAAGATGCCATAGGTAACGCTGCAAATGAAGAAAGAAAAAATGCGTTGCTAATTATAAAAGAAAATATACTCAAATTTATGAGAATGAATTTCAAAGTAGTAAATAGCAGAGAAGTCCGAACAATCGGATATGATACAGAAAAGAAAATTTGTGTTATAGAGTACAATCATTCTCATTCAGGAAAAACAGTTTATTACTACGACATATCACAAGAACAATTCGATATATTAATGAAGTCAGAAGATATAAGCAAGGATGCAGATTTTTTATTTAAAGATAAAGTGAAACGATAATGGCAACTTTAACCCTCTATAGAATTTCGGAAGAAATTTTAAAATTGTTGGCTGGGGATGAAATTTCCGCATCTTCTAATACGTCCATTAACGAAATTAAAATAGCTGTTTGTCAGATAGCAAATCAGTTATTAAAAACCGAACATTTTCAGATAAACGAGAAGATGGGGGAACGCATACCCAATGGTTCTGTTTTAGGGTTATATACTGAAATACCAATAACATCTTATAATGGTAAAAGCATGGCTACACTTCCAATTAAGCCGTTGAAATTGCCACGTAATATGGGAGTGTTTGCGGTTTATTTCAGGAACGATACAAACCAAAATTATGATTTAGATAACGAGGCAATACCACTACAAATGGGACAAGGTTCTTTATTAAAATCGCAGCCAATGATAAATAATTTATTGGGACAAACTGGTTATGAATGTTTCGGTGAACAAATAATATTTACTAAGGATTTACCCGCTTTATTTCCAAATATCGTATGTGCTATGAGGTTGGCTATTTTAGATTTTTCCCAATATGGAGATTATGACCCATTACCATTGCTACCTGAACAGGAATGGACAATAAAACAACAGGTAGTACAATTATATTCTAAAACTCCAATCGGGGATAAATTAGTAGATAGTACAACCGCACAACAAACTGGTACACCATTAATAAAACAAGTTCAAAGCTAACCTATGATATTAAATACCATAGACCAAATAGTAAGGCGTGGGCTACTTGAAGACAGCTTACCTATTCATTTTTATGCTCAATTTTTAGTTAATTCAGCTACTTGTGTACGTGAACTTTCATTTGATTCATTACAAATAATAAACACGGTTATAATTCCAATTGATTCCACAGGTGCAGGTGAATTGCCTATGGATTTCGTTGATGATGTGGCTGTTTCAAATAGCATTGGAGGTACTTTAACACCGATACCACATAAAAGCAACATTAACCCATTGAGATTGAAAGATAACAATGGGAATTTCATTCCATATCCAAATAGAAATATCCAAATTAATGATACTAATTTCGATTTTTATTTTGGCGTATTCGGTTTTAGCTGGTATTTCAACTTCAACGATTATATGGAGCCAACCGGACGTTTTTTTGGAGCAAACGGAGGTACGGAAAGAGGTTATTCCATAATTAGAGAAAGAAGACAAATTCAGGTAGCTGGAATGGGAAGTTGTCAATCAATTATTTTGATGTATATAAGTGATGGACAAAATATCGATAATGCAACACAAATAGACCCCCAATGTTTTCAAACAATAAGAGCGTTTCAGGAATGGAAATTTAGTCCTAATATGAATAATGAAATGTCTCCTGAAGGGAGGTATTATCATAATCAAAGAAGATTATTCAGAGCAAGGAAAGATGATTTAACACCAGTTGATATTAAGAATATTTTTAGGTTGAATTATTCCGCCACAATCAAAAATTAGATATGGACTTAATACCAGTTAATTCAAGTGATTTAGAAGGTGTTATGTATGACCCAGAAACAGGAATATTATTGGTAGAATTTAAGAGTGGTAATACTTATCAGTACAATGGAGTACAGCAAGATGTTTTTAATGAATTAGTAAGTGCTTCATCTATAGGTAAATATTTTAATCAATTTATAAAAGGTAGTTATTCTTATTCAAAAATATAATGGCAACATCTGTTATTTCAGGACATACAAGCGGTTCTATTTTAAGCCAGCGTTTTCAATATGATGGAGGTAATATTATTTCTTATGTGGTAACTGATAGAAGTGGTGACGGGGGTATTGTAACATTAGCTATAGTAAATGCAGGAGACCAAGTTTACATAGATTATATAGAGTTAGCAGGAAATGAATCTTATCGAAAAGAAATAAATATTGGCGTATCATCAGGAAACGAACTTTTAATAATATCAAGTACTATGATTGATTATTACGTAACGCTAAACGGAGTATAAAATAAATGCAGCAGAAAGAAAGAAAATACAATGGGGGTAAGGACGGGATGTTAGATTCTGATTCGGCATCTTTTGCCGTTGCTCCTAATGCGTGGGTGAATGCCGAAAATGTAAGAAGTGGCACAACCGATAAAGGCGTTACTGAAACAATTGAAAGTATAGGTAATACAGTGCTTATCTCTCAACCACAACCTTCAATTAATTTTATAGATATAGGCAAAGCAGAAGATATACCTAATAATCGTTTTTGTAAATTCAAATTCAATACAACAGGAAGAAATGATAAGATAGTTTGCTATGATGAAAATTTAGGTGTTGAAATGGATGTTCTTTTATCTTCTCAAGTTGTAGGAGGATTGAATTTTAGTAAAGAATCTCCAATACATAGTGCAAGGGTTATAAATGGCTTATTGTATTGGGTTGACAGTACGAATAATCAACCACGAAAAATAAATATTGATGCAGCTATATTAGCAAATAATCCTTCTTTTATACCGTATCAAAAAGATGTAGTTGCTTATATATTCCCTATTAATTTTAGTGAAATAACAATTATAAAACCGCCTCCTATATATGCTCCTTCTATTGTAAAGGCAGTTGATAATACAATACCTGTTGATTTGATTTTTGCAAATTCTTTTGAATTTTCATGGCAATATGTATGGTATGATAATGAAACAACTGTATTGGGAATGTATTCAATAAGTTCTAAAATAAATGCAGCTACCGATATTTTTAATGTTGTTCAAGTTACAATGTCATTACTTGAACAAATACCCGAATCTGTTAGAATTGTTAATTTAATAGTAAGAATACAAGACGGAACAGTTACGGGAGGAGTAAATAGTTTTATTATTAATACATGGGATAAGCAAAATCAACAACAGGCTGTTGAGATTTTAAGCCAAAATTTAGGTATTACATCATTGAATTATAATTATTATTATAATAATACAGGTACGGCAATAGGCTCATCGGACGTGCTTAGACCATTTGACAATGTGCCTATTTTTTCTGAAAGTATGGAAACAGCAAAAGATTTAATATTCCCAGCGAATAACACAGAAGGATATGATACTCCAAATATAACATCTTTAACTGCATCTGTAATTAACACATCTGGGACTACGTATCAAGTAACAGGATTACAAATAATAGGTAGGGCATCTGTCCTTATTGATGGGATTTACCCTTATGCTACTTATACGGCATTACTTATATTTTATAATAATGCTTATTATGCAATAACAAGCGATGAAGATTCAGCTCCATCAATGGGCCCTTTTTATGATGGATTAGGCCCTGTACCGCCAGCAGTTCCATTAACAGGTATTCAATTGCGAGGGAATACTATATTAGATGTTATTAATTATGCAATACATACTTATATCCCTACCAATACAGGAGGAGGTACTATAACATTAGTCAGCGATATAGTAACAGCTAATTATGGCACAACTTCATTAACAGGAATACCAAGTCCACTATCAAACGTATTTATACCGCATTCTATATACTTTACAGGTATTTGTTTTTATGATTTTGCAAAAAGAAAATGCGGAGTAGTTACAAACAGTTCCTTAAATATGAATATTAATGAAAGGGATTATTCATTTTCTACAGGAGCAACTGCAATACAATGGGGTCTTGATAATTCAAGTGCTATAAATGAAATTCCTGATTGGGCTTATTGGTATGCCCCTTTAATATCATTGAACCAAAAGACAAGATTTTTTATAGAATCAGTTTCAGTAACCCCAAGTTATGTTACTAAAGATTCAAGTGGTAATTATGTTTACAATAATTCTACTTTTTCTGCAAGCACAGTTGGGATTGCATTAGATACATTGGCATTAATACAAGCAGGGTTGGGGTATGTTTTTAATGATGGAGATATAGCAACAGTAATATTATCCAATAATAATACTTATTATATCCCTGTAATTGCACAAGATGGTAATTATATAATACTAAAAGCACAAAATATAGGAACATTAATAACAGTCCCTGCAACACCGGTAATATACAATGTTTATACTCCTTATCAAACAAGCCAACAAGAACCATATTATGAAATTGGACAAATATATCCAATAATATCTCCTACTACTATCAATAGAAATTACAGAGTATTAAGCGGTAATTTTTTGCCTGATTCATTTGTATTGCCAAGAGTTTATAATAGCACAACATATTTATCATCAGCTATGTCGCCTAACGATTATTATTATAAAAGATGGGATAATAATATAGGTATGTCTGACTTTATAACAGCTTTAGGACAAGTAGTAAAAACACAATACACATCATGGAGCGACCCATTCATTCCTAATACAGCGGTAAATGGATTAAGTACATTCAGAGTAGGTAATGAGATACCTGTACCACAAAATTGTGGTGCTATACAAAAATTAATCCTTACATCAAAGGTATCCGATATAAAAGAAGGGAATGTAATGCTTGCTATCTGTACCAATGAAGCAAGTTCAATGTATTTAGGTGAAAATCAAATTTCAGATAGTCAGGGACAAAACCAATTCTTTAGTTCATCAACAAATGTAATTGGAACTATAAATACATTAAAAGGTTCATCGGGAACTATCAATCCTGAAAGTGTATGTGAGTACAGAGGTAAGGTATGGTGGTACGATGCTATTAATGGTAGAATAACACAATATGCAGAAAATGGACTGTTTTTTATTTCCAGTTACAAAATGACAAGGTTTTGGAAAAATTGGAGTTTACAATATAACAGCATGACTGCTGCACAAATAGAAGCATTAGGTAGCCGTCCATTTATATTTATGGTTGTTGACCCTGCACATGATGAGTTATTGATTTCAATACCTAAACTTTCAAATACACCACCACAAGGATATTTACCCGATTATCCCGATACAATTTATCCTTTTGATATTTTGGATTATCAGGCAAAAACAATTGTCTTTAAATTAGAACAAGCAGGGATACCACCACATTGGCAAGGTGCATTTACAATGACACCAGAAGGATTTGTAACATTGAATAATCAATTGTTCTCATTTAAAAATGGATTGACCTATTTACATAACCAAACCAATGGTGTACCGAATACTTTTTATGGTACTACTTACTTATCAAAAATAATGTTTTTAAGTAACGCAAATCCATCAATACCTAAAGTATATAATAATATACAAGTGCAAGCTAACATGAAACCATTTTTTGTATATCTTTATAACCTATTACCAGAACAACAAGCAAGCGATTTGGTTGACTTTGATTTTAGACCATATGAAGGGATATTAAAATCACCAATTTATAGGAATAAATTAATCCCAACATTTGATGGATATACAATAGATGGATTACTTACAGGGCAAAAAATGAGAAATGTGGCTATGTTTATTATGATACAATTTAATCCTGTAAATACTCCATTGGAATTAAAATTCATTGACATTGATTATGATATATCTCGTGGCAATTTATAATAAAAAATTTTTATGAAAAAAATAATAGACAGTTTTCCAAATTACGAAATATCAACAGATGGTGTTGTTAGCAATATAAAAACTGGAAAAAAATTAGTCCATACTTATAATAAAAAAGGGTATGCAAGTGTCACTCTTTGCAACAATGAAACCTATATTAGAAAACAATTTAGATTAAACAGATTGGTTGCACAGGCATTTATCCCTAACCCAGAAAATAAATCACAGGTTAATCATAAAGATGGCAAAAAATCGAACAATAATGTAACTAATTTAGAATGGACTACGCCAAGTGAAAATATAAAACATGGGTGGGCTACAGGTTTATTTGAAAAAACAAGAGAATCAACGATAAGAAGACATAATTTAAAAAGTAATGATATACAATTAAAAAGAGCGCTTGCACTAAGAAAACCAATAGTTCAATATGATTTAAGCGGCAATTACATAAGAAAATTTGAATCAGTAAAAGAGGCTTATGAGGAAATGGGTATTCAGCCTATTCATGCTTTAAAAAATAGAACAAAGCAATCTTCCGGTTATATTTGGAAGTATGTGGGAGATGGGAACAGAAAATGCGCTCCGTGTATTATCCATTCATTAAATCCAATAACCATTAAAAATTAAATAAATTGAATCCACTTTCATTAATAGGCTTAGGTACTGGATTAATTGGCGGGATAGGTCAATTGTTTGGTACATCTTCTGCCAATAAAAAACTACAAGCATTACAGCAACAAAATGATGCACTTGCAGATAATCGTTTGGGGCTTGCTAAAACGTTATTAAATGCAAGAACGCCGGGCAGTGCAGATGTGGAACGAAATATATTTACTAACCAAGCAAATGAATTAGGGCAAGTTAATCGTACTGCTACTTCATCAAACGAAGCGTTACTTGCAGGTGCAGGAGTACAAGGACAAACAAATGATGCACTTAATAAATTAGGTATTCAAGACAAGCAAGACTACCAAAGAAGATATGGAAATCTACAAAATGCGGAAGATGCCAAATTACAATCACTTGAAGGGGATGCACAATTAGAAGGAGCGCAATCTAAAAATAATTACAATACATGGGGAAATATTTCTAATATGGGTATGGGATTAGCTGATATAGGGCTTGCAGGTGGATTTAAAGGGTTGTTTGGGAATAGCGGAGGTACTACAAGCACTACAGGAACAACCGATAATAATGCAGCAATACAAGCATGGATAAGAAATAATAGAGTTAACCCACAAGGAACAGATTTACCACAATAAAAATAATAGATAATGGCAGGTGGTTTTGACACATCAGGTTTTGTTCTTCCCGAAAATAACTTCGGCGGTCTTTATAAGATTGCAGGGGATTTACGTGCAGAAAATCAACGCAAAGCACTTGCACAACAGAAAGCAGAACAACAAAAAATAGTTGGCGAAAAATATATAGGTAATCAATTCGGGAAAGATAATCTTTATACAGGTACACCATTTGACCCTGTACATACTGCTATGATAAGTAATGCCAAAAATCAAGCCTATGAAATGTTTGATAAAGGAGCAGATTTAGGGGATGTGCAATTAGCTATTTCTCCATTAATAGACCAAGCTGCAAAATATTCAACTTTTGCAAAAGATTATGCTACACAAAAAAAAGCAGTCTTGCAACAAGTAAGTGGAATGAAAGGGATTGATAAAGATAAATTAAGTGCTGAAATGGATAATCAGGCATTTCCAAAAGATGCAAATGGTAATCCTGATATTTCAAAATTTGACCCCAATACAAACTATGCAGACCAAGCATTACGTACAGGTAATGTTTATACCAATGATGCTATAAGTGGTATGGTTGCGAAATCAGGTAAAAATGTTTTGGATAATAATGTAAAAACAGTTGGTGCAGACGGAAGAACAGTACAAACAAAATTAGATATGACTGTACCTAATTTTATGCAACCTGAAACAGATGCAAGAGGAAGGGTGATTGGGCTTGTTCCAAAATATCAAGTAGCAACAGATGAAGATAATGCACTTGTGCATAATTTCGGGGAGCAAGGAGACCATCCAGTTAGAATGGTTACACAAGATGTATTTGATGCGATGCCACCCGTTGCGAAAGCTTATATCCTTCAAGAAACAAAATCAGCATTGGCAAAATCAGGTGCAAACGTTACAATAGATAGCCCACAAGCTGAAACGCTTGCTAAAGCTATTGCTTATGATGAACTTAAAAATTCAACAAAAGGATATTCTACTTTAAAAACAACTTCCGTAGATAAAGCTGCACCTACTGATAAATTCTATGCACACAGAGCGTTTGATATTTTACATGGTATAGTACCTGATAATTCAAATTACAATGCAGGATATGTAATTGACAGAACAGGTTCAACTAAACCAATACCATTACAATCAGGGGGTAGAATTGAAAACGGAACTGTATATGACAAGGATGGTAATTTAATGAAAGACGGTACAATCAATATTGACCGTAATCAATTGCCAGCAGAATTTACAAATGTACTTACAGCAAATAAAATTAACTTGCCAAAAAATACTAACTTAGATATTAAAGACGGTGTAATAATAGGAGTACATACACCAAGTGGTGTAATTGACAGAGACCAATTACAGGATATGGAAAAACAAGCACAGGTTAAAAACAAGATAACACCTCAAAAAACATTTGGTACAAAAAAAGTAGATATTCAAAGTTTAAGAAGTAAATACAAATACTAATGCCGAACGGAGATTTAAACGATACAGACCGCCAAAAATTAGATGGTATAGTTCATCAAATGATTTCTAATAAAGAAAGCGATGATGCTATACAATCAGTCGTAAATGACTTTAAAGAAAAATACGGTGAAAAAAAAAGTCCAATCGACAACGGTTCAAACAATGGCTCAAAAACTCCGACACCAAGTTCTGCAACTGGTGCTGTTCCTCATTCCCAATATCAATCACAATCACCTTCGGACGAAACAAACATATTTAGTGATAAATATGACCCTGCAAAGGCTCAACAAAAACAACAAGCTGATATATTAAGCCAACAGGAGCATGGAACACAACCTTATAATACAACACCCGTTACCGTAGCTAAATCTACAGGTACACCTTTAAATATACCTAAAGATTTTAAGTCTCATGCTACTAAACTAAAAGAAGATTTACAAACAGCCGTTAATACAACTGTACCAAAATTACTTGCCAATAAAGGATTAACGGGAACTAATGCAGACCCTAATGGTGGTAATGCTTTAATGGAAAAAGACGATTTAGAAAAGCAAATAAAAGATGGCGATTTAACCTTAACATACGATAAAGATGGACAACCTAAACTTGCAAAGAATTTAGGTTTTTTTGGTTCACTTGCAAAAGCACATACCGATGCGTGGGAAGAAGCAGCAAATGCTGATTTGTTTACAAAGTCTAATACAAAAGATAAGTTGGAATATTTGCAAATGGAGAAAGACCAAAAAGACAAAGACCCATTTGCATATAAAATGGATGCTTATGGCAAATTTATTGGTAGTCAAGAACAGCCTTTAGAAAATATGATAACGGGCTTAGTGGCAGGTTCAGCAGCTTCGGCAGCAGCACCATTAACAGGCGGCACATCATTGGCAGGATTACCTGCGGTAGCTGCGGTAGCTACAAGTTCAAAAGACGTATATAATAGTGCTTATAAACAAGAATGGCAACGTGCATTTCCTATAATAAAACAACAACATCCTGATTGGACAGATGACCAAATAGGAGAAGAAGCAGATAAACAAGCAACGGCAGGTGGTGCAGTTGGAATGGCTGCAAATGCTGCTTTAATTGGTAGTGGCGGAGAAGTGTCTAATGCAGCAAAAGATGTATTGGCAAATACTTTAAAGGGTACAGCTAAAATGTCTTTAGTACCACCAGCAGGTAAAGTGGCATTAGAAGAATATGGTAATTTAAAAGGCATAAAGACATCTCAAAAAGATATAGCCAATGATGCACTACAATCTTTTAAAGATAACTTAATTCCTGCAATAGTAATTCATGCTTTAGGAGCTTTACAATCAGGATTGGCTACAGATGCAAAACCACAAGTTGTAGATGCTTTAAAAAATGCAGCAGCCGATATTCCGAAAGACCAAATAAAAGAAACATTACAAACGGGAGAACAAACAGGGGTATATCCACAAGGAACAACCGATGCAGTAGTATCGGATATAGGTAAATACAAAGACGCTAAAGATGCAATACCTACTGATATGCCCGAAGAAATAAAAGTTAAGATAGTACCATTGATTCAGGAAAAGCAATCTTTGATTGAAGAACAAAAAAGTAAAGACCCTATATTTAAAGATGACTACCAACAAAAAATTAATGCGATTGATGACCAGATAAAAAAAATAACAACAGAACCTTCAACTACTCCACAAGTAGAAGAAAAAGAAGGTATATCAATATCGCAACCTCAAAAAATAAATGAACCTGTAACCATAGGGGATAATAACGATATTTCTTCACCAAAAACAGAAAGCGATGAAAACAAAGATGAAGCCAAAGGGCGGCAAAAAATAGCCCCTGAAAATGGGGAAGGTGAGGTGGCTGCAAATACGGGCGAAGCCTCACCTAATCCTATTAAATTCCCTGCAAGAAATGATGATTTTGCAGATAAGTATTTTAATGAAAGTGAAAGAAAAAAATTCGATGCTGCCGATGATGAAGGTAAGAAACAAATGATTTCAGATAAAAAAGAAGAAATTTTAAAACAACAACCTGATGGAGAAAACAAGCCATTTAAGCAAGAAAATGATACTGAAAATAAACAAGGCAACCAGTCCGCAAAGAAAACGGAGCAACCTGAAAAACCAGTTATTGAAATTAAGCAACCAACAATCGAAGCAGAAGAACCAAAAGGTAATCAAGTAGGTGTTAATAATGCTGCATTAACTGAATTATCTGAAAAATATGGTTTAGCTAAACCCGAACCGGGACAATATTTTACACCCGAAGAACACGCAGAGCGTGGTAAATTCTTTTTGGCAAAAGGAGCAGATATTAGTGAGATAGATAATCCAAATAATGAACTACATGACCGTATTTCTATTGGCAGGGCTTATATTGAAAAAACAGAAGGGGAACTAAATGATTTGAGAAGGGACGGTAAACAAAATACCAAAGAATATAAAGATAAAACAGCCGAACTTGAAAAGTTGATACCAAAAGTAAAAGAATTAGGTTCTAAAGCAGGTAGCGCAATGACAAGTTTGCAAGGAACAAGAGATGCTGAAACTGATAATTTTATTACTGCAAAAAGAAATTTAGAAGAAAAACAAGGTAAGCCTTTAAGTAAAGACCAATTAGAAAAATTGCAAAAACTTACCGATGAAAATGCCAATTTAAAAAAGCAAATTTCAGATTTAGATAAAAAAACAACAGACAAAACGGATGAAACTATTAGGGATAAAAAAGCGAAGAAAACACATGACCAATATGTAAAAGAAAGAGTAGATTCATTTCAGGCAGCAAGAGATGCACTTAAAAAATTACGTAGTGGACAAAGTGGATTAGGTGTAAGTGTTCCATTTGCAAGGGAATTGGCTGCTATTGCTCCGCACGTTGCTAAGATAGTAAAATCATTAATTGATGAAGGTATAGATAAGTTAGGGGATATAGTAGATAATATACACGATGAACTTTCTAAAGATATGGTTGGTTTGCGTAGAAGGGATGTTGTTGATTTGATTTCAGGTAAATATCAAAAAGAAATAACGAATGAACCGACAAAGTTATCTGACATAAAAAAACAATCAAAATTAGTTGGCAAATTAGAAGATTTACAAAACGGGTTGCCCGAAGATTTTGATAGTAAAAAAACTGAACAAACACCCGAAGTTAAAAAACTTGTAGAGCAGATTAAAAAAGTCAAAAAGGATTTGGCTGATATGGGTTACATGAAGCATACAGAAGAACCATTGACCGATGAAGAAAGAAAAATAAAATCATTAGAAAAACAACGGGATGATTTACAAGCAGGTAAAGACGGGCAAAAAGATAAGCCTGATTATAAATTCACCGAAGAACAGCAGAAAAAAGTAAATGACCTTCAAGATGAAATTGATGACCTTAAAAAGAAGATGGGTATTACTAAAAGTAAAGTTGAAAAACCATTAACCGAATCCGAACAAATAGAACAGGACAATAAAGAGTTATCTGAATTGCAAAAACAATTTGCCGATAAAAAAGACAATAAATTTACACTTGAAGAAAAAAACAAAATATGGGATTACGCAAAGAAAAATTATATCAATAAAGGCGTATCGTATATAGATGCCTTATCAAGAACAGCAAAAGATATTGGTTTATCATTGAGACAAGTTGCCGAAGCTGTTATGACACCTGAAAATAAAAGATTGTCTGATGAACTTTGGAAGAAGCAATACCAATATCAAAAAGGACAAAGTGCTACAAGGCAATATATAGAAAATCAAAATCAGAATCCTATTGCAAAAGTATGGAAGAAAATTACTGCCGTACCAAGAGCATTGGCAACTGCTTTTCACGGACATATATTTGGGGGAACGCACTATCCGATGGGGTTTGTAACACCAACTGATTGGGGGATATTTTTTAAAGGTATCGGTAAAATGTGGAGTGGGGCTTATGGTTCTACCGCAAAATACGAACAAGGTGTTAGAGATATGCTGAATGATAAAAATTATATTACTGCAAGACGTGCAGGATTGGAAAATGACCCTCAACACGTAAGTATGGATGATTATGAAAGGAGTGGTAAAATATTAGGTAGATTAGGAGAAACAGGAGCAAGGGGATTTACTGGATTGAAATGGATTAGGCAACAAATGTTCAATAAATATTGGGATAAATTATCTCCCGAAGAACAAACGCCCGAAGCTGCAAAATCGTTAGCATGGTTAATGAATAATGCAACGGGAGCAACAAACTTAAATATACCATCTGCTATACAAGAAGGATTATTTAGTGCTGGGATGGAAAGTGCAAGGTGGGGTAGATTTATACGTAATCCTGCCGAAGCAGCAGCAAGAGGAACAAGGTTATTGGCTGATATGGCAAAAGGCAAGGAAATAAGACCGGAAGATAAAGTATTTGCTAAAGTATGGTTTAGTAGAGTAGGGCAACAGTTAGGAACAATGGCTGGTATATTAGCAATAAATGCAGCAATACAGAAAAAAATAAATCCTAAAAATCCAGTAAATCTAACCGACCCTTCACAACCTGATTTTTTTAAAATAAAAATGGGAGATAATGATGTGGATATTTCAGGGGGTAATTTAGGCGTAAAAAATTTACTAACTGCATTAAGTGGGTATGCTAAAAAAGATAATAGTTATACCCAAGAAAAAGGAGACTTAGGAGGTAAGTTACTTCAATATGGTAGAGGTAAATTAAGCCCTGCTTATGGAGACATTGCAGATTTGCCATTAGGGACAGACTTTATGGGAAATGTTTTGCCATTCTCTGATAAAAAAGTACCAGCAGGTAAAAGAAAAATAGGATGGGCGGAATATGCAACAAGCAAAATTGCACCAATATTTGTACAAGATGCCATGAAAAATATAATGGATAATGCACAAGATAATGGAGTACCTAAATCAACTACTGAAAAAACAGTTAACGGATTAATAGAAAGTGGATTAAATTTTGGAGCAGGGATACATTCCAACCCATCATTCACACCCCGTCCAACACCTTTTACTGATGCTGATTATAAAGACCCTGTATTCAAATACTTCTCTAAAGATTGGGGTATGGAGTTACCAAATACCGCACCCCAATCCGAAGAAATAAAAGATGAAGATAAAGGTACAAGAATGAAGCTAAGTGATTATCCAAAAGAAACACAGGATAAATACGAAGCACAACATAAAGAAAACTTACACGATGCCTTATCCGATATAAAAGATAACGGTACAGTATATGTGAAAAAATTCAAAGATGCACAAGGTAAAGACAATAATGAAGTTTCATTATCAGCACCAAAAGAAGGAGATTATGATGAAGTTGATTTAGACAAATTAACCACTCCTGAAAAAGCCCAAGTTTTAAGATTAGCACAAGACAAAGCAACTGCTAAAACTAAAAAAGATATTTTTAATCAATAAATAAAAAGGAGGTATCAATTGCCACAGTTATACGAAAAAATAAAAGCAGAATACCAAGCCAAAGGAAAATCTGATAAGGATAGCAAATCAATTGCTGCCGCTATATATAATACTATTAAAAAAAATCATCCTTCGATGGCTAAATTGTCGAATAAAAAAGGTGCAAAATGAGCGAACCAATAGACTATAAAAAAAGATGCGAAGAATACGAGAAGCGTATGGGTATTGGAGATAATGACCCTGCTAAAGACGGATACTTAGTATTGGTAAGTATTCTAAGACAACAAAATGAATTTTTATCAGAGTTTAAATTGAAATCAAAAATTTCTTCCGAAGAAAAACCTGATGCAGTAATGTATAAAAATGCAAAAGATTTATGGGAGGGATTGCCAGATATGATTGAATCAGTTAAGAATTTAAAAATTTCTTTAAAGATGGAAGGCGAAGAAAAGAAAACACAATATTCACCAATTTCAGCAAAAGAAATAGCCAACGGTAATGTTTAAAGATAGAGGACACGGACATATTGATATATCTGATAATGCCTTTGGATTTGTTTATAGGTGTTACTTGCCAAAGGTAGGGTATGGTATAAATTCTGTTACCTATAAAATGGAGGAAACGGATATACTGCCTGCGTCCGAAAATCCATTAGAGCATATATGGATTAGACCTGAATTGGGTGCAGATTTTAAAGTACGCAGAGCCAAAGAAAAAAAAGTACAAGCAATAGACCCTTATTATGTTGATGAATATTTAGAAGGCATAAGAAAAAGGGAATGGAAAAGGCGTTTGTTGGGGGTGTGGTTTTGGAACTATAATCCTATAACAAAAAAGAGCATTTTAGAGTACATTACAGGGTTGAATTATTTCTATATTACCCATTGGAAGTTTCAGGGTAAATTAATGGATTTCAGGATAGCAGATAGAGATATATTTTATGTGATAGCATACGATATGGAGGATGATAAATGCCTCGGTCCGAATGAAATTACAAAAAGAAAAAATGGCAAAACTGCCCGTATGGGTTGTTGGGCTTACGAAAGAGTATCAAGAACAAATTATCATCATGCTGGTTTGCAATCAAAAAGCGACACAGATGCGGAAGAAGCATTTAAAAAAGCAATTATACATCCGTGGCAAAAACTACCTGATTTTTTCCGTCCACGATATGATTTAATGAAAGGGGAGGAACCAAATGAATTAAGATTTTTCGCTACTGCAAGAAGGGGTAGTAAAGTTGAAGAAGAAGATGATAGTATAGAAGAACCGTTGGAATCTTTTTTTGATTATAAAGTATCAACAGAATCTGCGTATGATGGTCCAGAGGTACATACTTATTGTAGTGAAGAAGCTGGTAAAACAAAGAAGCCAGTATCAATAAAAGAACGACAAAACGTTGTAAGGTTTTGTACTGAAATTGACTTTGAATTAAAGGGAAAACATTTTTATACAAGTACAGTAGAGCCTGAAAAAAATGAAGAAGAAAACTATGAGTTCCAAGAATTAACGGCTAATAGTAATCCATTAGAACGGGATGAGAATGGTTTTACAGGTACAGGGTTATATACATATTTTTTACCTGCTCAAAAAGGTATGTATATTAATAAGGAATATGCAAGATATGGGTATGTAGATGAAACAATGAATTTAGAGTTTTTGGCTAATAAAATAAAAGCACTCGAAGAAAAAAATGATACAAGAGGCGTTAGTTCATTCAAGAGAAAAAACCCAAGAAACTTAAAAGAGGCATTTTCCGCAGATGGAGAATTTGCGCTGTATGACCCTGAATTAATAAATGAGCAGTTAGATAGTATTTCATGGGGGCAACCAGTTACAGAGAGATTTGATTTAGATTGGAAGGATGGTTTTGAATTTGAAAGACCAGTTATAAATGCAAATGGAGAAACTGAATATGTTGTCAATGAATTAATTGATGTTATAAAATTAGATGGGAAGTATGAAAGAGTTATCGGGTGGCAACCTAAAGAACCAAATAAAGTAGTAAAGATAAATGGTTGCTTTAAGCCTAATAACAATTTTGCACATAGAGTTGGGTGCGACCCTTTTAAATATGATAAAACAAAAGACAAAAGAAGGTCTAAAGCAGCAGCTTTTTTATATCAAATAAAAGATGACCTATATCCAAATGACCCGTACAATGATACGGCTACTGTAAAATATGTTTTAAGAGCAGCAGGGACAAAAGAATCGGATATGGATGTATTGAAACTTGTATGGTGGGCAGGATGTCAAGTGTTATTTGAAAGAAACGTAAATCATTGGAAAGATAATTTTGCATCATGGGATTGTTCTAATTTTTTAATGTGGTTACCGGGCGAAGTAGAACCGGGTATTTATACAGATGGAGCAAATACAGTAGTTCAAATGGTTTGTAATTATACTGAATCTTATATAAATGAACACATAAAAAAAGTAAGATTCAAATCGTTAATGAGAAAGGATACAGGTTGGTTAGGATTTAAGGTAGAAGAAACACAAAATTTTGATGAACCAATGGGATTTGGATTTACACTGATAGCAGTAAAAGGTAAAAAATATATTAAAGTTCAAGATAAACAAATAGACGTAGAATCATTAATACCATATCATAAAGCAGGTTAAAATTTAATAAAAATGGAATACCAACAAATAACAGCAAGTTCTCAATATGCCTATCCAAGTCATAATATTGCTCCAGATAAGAAGGATGCGGATTGGTGCATGGCTTATGCTAAGGCAGCTTATTGGGATTGGAATTTTAGCTATTTAAAGGGTATATTTTCATCTAACGGAGGCGACTATGAAAAATTTAGAATGTATGCGTTGGGTAAACAATCCATAAGCCAATATAAAAAATGGTTAGGAGTTGACCAACAAAATAATAATACGCAACTTGTAGTTGATTGGAGTGTACGTGCTATTGTTAGTGGGTATAGGGATAAGGCTATAAGCCAGTTAATGAAAGAAGAATACAATATCATTGCTGTACCTATTGATATGCTATCTAAAAGTGAAATAGATGCTGAATACAATAAGCTAAAAGCAAAATTAGCAGTAAGGCAATTGACGCAGCAACAAAATCCTGAATTAGCGAATCATCCACAATTACAATTAGGGTCAAATGACCCACAAGATATTGATGAACTACAAATGCGTATTGATTCAGGGGAACAATTCAATAGGGCTAAAGATGCAGAGATGGCAATTGAATTAGGCTTTTATGAAAATGATTATCATTTGATAAGAAAAGCATGGTACGAAGATTTATTCGATTATGGAGTAGCAGGTTATCGTGAATGGTTAGGGGATGATAATAAGGCTAAATTCAGAAGGGTTAATCCAGATGCTGTTATTATAAACTATTGCCGTGATTCTACTTTTAAAGATTTAATTCATGCAGGGGAAGAAATAGATGTATCATTAGTTGACCTTGCAATGGTGCAGGATAAGGATGGCAATGATTTATTCACAGAAGAAGAACTTACCTTTTTTGCAAGTTCAATAGCAGGTAAATACGGCAATCCTCCGGGAGTAAGCAATCGTACAACAGGATTTTTAAAACCATACGATAAATTTAAGTGTAAAGTATTTGACATATCATTCTATACTTATAATGATAGTGTTTATAAAGATACTACGGATGAAAACGGTAATACTGATTTTAGAAAAGCAGAATATGGCAGAGGTAAACAATCCGACAAATACAAACGTAAAAGAATACAATATGTTTATAAATGCAAATGGATAGTGGGAACTGATAAGTGTTATGATTGGGGAATGTGCTATGACCAAAAAAGGGCATCCGATAATAAAAAGAAAGCAGCAACAAAATTACCATATAGTTTTTGTGCTTATAATTTTTATGAAATGAAGTGCCAATCAATTATGTCCAAATTGATTCCTTATATTGATGACTACCAGTTAACAATGATGAAAATTCAAAACTGGAAAAATCGTTCTATCCCTTCTGGTTGGTGGATTAATTTAGATGCACTTGAAAATGTTGCATTGAATAAAGGGGGTAAGAATATGCAGCCACATGAACTATTAAAAATGTTTACCGAAACAGGGATAATAGTTGGTAGGACACAAGGCGCAGATGGGCAATCTTTATTCCAAAATACACAACCAATTATACCAATCAGTAATTCTATCATGGCTGAATTAGCAGGGTTCTATAATGACTTATTACAAACAATAGCAACCATTGAAAAGATGGTAGGGTTCAATGACATTACTAATGGCAACCCTAATCCAAAAACACTTGTTCCGGGATATGATATAGCGAATCAAGCAACTATTAATTCTCTTTACCCGTTAGCACAAGCAGAAGAATACCTTACTCTTAATCTATCGGAAGATGTTTTATGCAGGATGAAACAAGGTATTAAGAAAGGAGAAGTTTCAGGATATGCACCATATAAAGGAGCATTAGGTGGTAATACTTTAAAATTCATAGAACTTGATGAAGGAATGAGTTTAAGAGATTATGGTATCATGCTTGAAAAAGGAACAACAGAACAGGAAAAGGTTTGGATATTACAGCAATTAAACGCAGATATAGCAAATGGTTTCTTAGATGTAAGTGATGCAATTCTTATTATAGAGACACATAACGCTAAACAAGCCCTACAGGTACTTTCTTATAGAGTGAAGAAAGCTAAACAAAATGCCAATCAGCAAAAAATGGCAGAGATACAATCTCAAAATCAAGGTTTAGCGCAACAAGCACAGATAACTACCCAAGCGGCTCAACAGCAATTGCAAGCGACATTAGCATCTAAGGAAAAAATTGCTAAGATGGAAATTGATGGAGATATAGAAAAGAAGCGGATAGAAATGCAAGCACAAATTTTAATGAACCAGCAAACTAACCAATCAAGAGTAGGTGCAGCCAGTATTACTGCCGATGCGAAAATATCATCCCACATTTTAGATGGGCATAGTGCAATAGCTAAACAAGAAAAAGCTAATGAAAAATCTACGGCAGAATAACATTTAGTTATTCTGCTTTTTAGTTTCTCTTTCAATTTTTTCCTTAATGGCTTTATCCGAAAATTTTCCCAGTTTACCGTCCGTTTTTTCTATGTGTTCAACGAGCATTGAATGAGTTTCATTGCTTATGGCAATACATTTTGTTTGTTCGATTTTCTTAGACATAAGATGTTAGTATATTTATTTATCAAAAATAATAAAAATTAATAATTACTTATTGAAAAAATAGAATTTAATTTTACTCACACAACCAAATAAGTATAGATTATGATATTCATACGTAAATTTTATGATGCAGCGGTAGCAGATGCAGGTGCAGCACCCGAAACGGAAACAGCACCATTATCAATGGCTGCTATGATGGCAAAGGGAGGAATGAAAACGGAGAATAGTCCTACAGTTTATACGAAAGAAACAAAGGAGAACGAAAATCAAGATAACGGTAATCAGGAAAAGCCAAAAGAAGAAACGAAAATTGCTGCGACAGCTACTTCGGAAACTGAAAAAGGCAAACCTGAACCCAAAGAACAACCAAAAGCGCAAGAGGAAGCTGCAAAGCCAATAGCTCAAGAGCAACCGAAAGCCCCTACGTTGGAAGATGTTCTCAAAACAGTACAACCTAAAGCAGTATTAAAAGCGATGGGTATGGACGATGACGAGATAGCTATCTTAGATGAATTAAAAGGTTATGAGAAAAAACAGTATTTCTCACAACTAATAAAAAACATCAAAGAAGGAAAAGGTAATGAGTATTTAAAAGAATGGACAACGGATTACAACAAGATGCTCCCAGAAGATGTGATGCGACATCAGCTTCAAAAGGATTATCCAAAAGCAAACGCAGCCCAATTAAATGCTCTCTACAAAAAAGAGGTTATTGAAAAATATAATCTTAATTCCGAAGATGAAGATGAAAAAAATGAAGGCTTAATGTTATTAGAAGCACAAGCCGACAGGCATCGGGATAATTTTGTAGAAAATCAAAAAAACTATCTTACACCTAAAGCGATCGAACCAAAGCAGGAAGTTGTTGTAGATAATACAGAACAACAGAGAGCGCAGGATTTTGAAGTATATAAAAAGAGTGTAACCGATAATCCATTAACAAAGGATTTATTTGATAAAAGAATTTTAACGGTAGGCGAAGGAGATGATAAATTAGTCCTTAATATAACAAAGGATTTAGGAATTGAACCTTCGGACATTACAGATATATTGTTTGATAGCGATAAATGGGCGCAAAGTTTCTTTACCATCGAAAAAGATTCAAGTGGTAAAGAGATAATGATACCAGACGTAGAAAAACAATTGTTCATGGGTGCTGCCGCAAAAGATTTACCGGGATTACTTCGTAACATTTCTAAATACTACAAAGCCATTGGGGGCAAAGCTGCCATCGAACCCATAGACAACGCAAAACCTAAAGACGGAGACAACTCTGCCAAATCGCAAAAACAGCCACAAACACTGGCAGAAGCAATGGCAAAAGGCGGTAAAGTCGTAGGTTAATACATTATGCTTAAAGGTTGTAATAAAAATTATTACTAACTCTACAATCATAATAAAATGGCATCTTCACAAGGACAAATGAACAAGGCGTTCGTCAGCGCCATCGATTTTCTTGACCAAAGGGAAATCGACCCGAATCTATACGATGTAAGTCGGGATAGGGCTTTGACGGACATAATGAAATTGGTGGACAGGCGTAAACCTATTGAAACAGGGATACCAAACTATCATAACTTCGTAAACAACAATGTTTATGAAACAGGAACTATCAGCGCAGTAACCTCAACAGGTCTTGCACAGATTCAGTTCACAATAAGCACAGGTAGCACATTCCCAAGAGTTACAGATTTATTCCGTTCAAATAACGTAAATAACGCAGGGCAGCAAGGTTTAGTTACAGCAGTAACGCCGGGGTCTGGTACAGCTACAATTACAGTAGTAAGCGTTGCTGGTAATGCTGCACCATTGTATGCTACCGTTGGGGATTTAGTAACATTCTCTGGTAATGCTCAATCTGAAAGTTCAGGCGCACCAGTTAACCGTAGATACGGTGTTACTAAGTACTTTAATAAAGTACAAATTTTCCGTGAAGTAGATGAAATTACAGACGTTCAGAAAGTAGCTAAAATAGAAATTACTACTCCGGGCGGTGATTACGGAATGTTGCCTATTCAACATATCTATAAAGTAGTAAAATTAAACGCAGATATTTCTGCCCAAATGATTGCAGGTGTTCAGTCATCCACATCATACGGTGATTCAAATCCGTTCTTAACTATTGGAGGTAATCCAGTACAAACAACAGGCGGTTTGAATTGGTATGTCACTACTTATGGTATCGTAAACCAAGCAGCCGTATTAGGTACATTTGGATTCAATGAATTAAACACTATCGTTGATAGCTGGTTGGCAAATAAAGCGCCGAAAGACCAAATGGCTTTCATCGCTTCTAAAGCAAAAGGTATTATTGATGTGTTCTTGAAAAACTTAGGTAGTGCAGGTGTTACATCAGTAAGGATGAATATTGATGGAAGAGAAGTTGATATGGAAGTTGACCATTTCAGTTATCGTGGATGCGAAATTGATTTTGTGTACTTACCTATCTTAGACCATCCTCAAATTTTCGGTACACTTTCACCAGATATTACAGGTTCAATTTATTTTGTTCCTAAAGACCAAATTGAGGTAGTAGGCGGAGGTCGTGCGCCACGTATGCAGATACGTTATACACCTTCACCATTTAGCGGTTCAAATGGTTCATCTGATGGTGTAATGAAAGAATGGAGAACAGGTGCATTGGCTGAAATTCCAACAAACTCAACTGCTAATCTGCATACCGATTGGTACACAGAACAAGGTTTGGAATGTTTGGGTGTTCAGTTATTCCAAAAATTCAGAGTAGTTTAATAACTCACAATAAAGGGTAGAAGCCATTGCTTCTGCCCTTATTTTACAACCAAATAAAATTTACAACCATGTTACAACAAGCAGGACGATATAATGATTTATCGCCAAAACTTATTGAAAAAATTAATAATCGTATTGATTCATTCGGAAGAAAAGTGAGGTACAAATTTGAAATTTCAAATCCTGACCCTCATCCAGATAATAAAGGGCAAAGGATATTCCCTTTTTTATATACACTTGACCCAGTAACTTTTAATATAATTGACAACGAAGAAGATAGAAAAGATAAGCAGAAATTAAAAAGAATTGGTATAGTTGAATCGCTAAAAGAAAATGGAGAGCCTGACAGATTTAGAGTAATAAGAATAGCACAAAGAGAAGCAGGGGTACGTGTTTTGGATATGGAAAAACCAGAGGATAGGGAAGATGCTTTTTATCTTGAATTGCATCCTAAATTAACTGGTGGATTATTTGCAGATAAAGATAAAAGAGCAATCGTATCAAGGATAGACGAATCTGCACTTGCAACAGAACAAAGGGACTTACGTAAAGCAAAAAATAAAGCATCAGATGTTGCAGTAAATATGTCTGATAAGGAAGTAGTTGAATTTGCAGATGCAATGAGCGGAGGTAATAATGTAGAATGGGATAGCACACAAGACCCCTTAGTATTAAGGAATAAGATAGAAGAATTAGCCGAAACTCAACCTGTATATTTTAACGAATTGGTTGAAAGTAAAAATATAGAATATCAAGCTGTAATTAAACAGGCAATGAATAAAGGACATATTATTTTTGACCCTACTGGTTACAGTTTTAAATGGACAACAAATAATATATCTTTTGCTATATTGCAACCACAGGTAGGGAAGAATGAGGTACAATTATTAGCTGAAATTTTCCAAGCCGGAGATGTGAAACAGAAAGCACTTTATCAAAAGATAAAATCCATTGTATCAGGCAAAGAAAAAGAAGCAACAGCATAAAGATTTTTCATTGGTTGTGAAATAAAGATAGGTGTAAACCTTGACCTCGTTTGGTTGCATTTGCAATAATGAGTATTTTTTTAAATTAAAATTATAAAATGTCATTCGTAGCAGCCTTTTTAACAACGCAAACGCAAGGAGTTCCAGCAAGCGTCAATTTTAAGGATGTTTCTACTGGTAGCGATACAAATATAGTTAGTCGGGCGATTTATATACAAACATCGTCCGGCTCTTTTTTAGTTACATCAGGAGTAAGTACCCAGTTTAATGTATGGGCTTTAAATGTAAATCCAATCACACTTTCAAATATACTAACTTCGGATACAGCCGCCATAGTTACCGTTCAATGGTTAGATATAAATGGGAATGTTTTATATGTAAGTGTACAGGTAGTAGGATACACACTAAAAGGAGAAACATTTGATTATTATACTACTCAAAAAATGGCAGGTAATCCAGCGTTAATTAATGATAATAGTTGGTTTGAAAATAAAAGTTTAATAAGATTATTTATAGATTCAGGTAATCAAGCAATATCATTCGCAAGCGACACTTTTAATGCACAATTATGTTATAACGCAGAGAATGAATTGATACTAAATAAACGGCAATATTTTAATATTAATTCATAATGGCAGTTTATAGCATACAACAGATAATAAACATTGCTAAAATATCTCAATACATCGCCGTAAGTGAAGTGTTGAAAAATGGATTATGGGGCGGCGGGGAAGATTTAAAATTAGGAAGAAAATTATATGTAATTCGTAAGAGCATTGAAGATGATTACATTTCAAATCCATCAGACCCTACATTATATACAACATCAGCTTACCTGTATGCTTTATGCGCTCCATATAGTCAAAAGGCAATAGAAATATTAAACGCAGGTGGCGGGGGTTCTATTTCACCAATTACACCATCTCAAAGACCATTACCATTATACTTTAATGTAAGTGATACTACACCTATACCAACAGGAGGCAATACAGTTACATTAACACAGTTTAAGGGATGGAATATTGTATTTTCAAGAGGTGGTATTACGCAAACACAAGTAGTTGACCATAACAATCAATACTTCCTTTGGAATCCTATAACAGCAGTACTTTTTATTTATGGTAATGCAACAGAAGGGGAAGGAATGACAATAACACCAGCATAAAATGAGAAAATTAATTACGATATTTATTTTATTATTTCTTATAGGTAAATCCTATGGGCAAACATATCCATTACCATACACTAATTTAGGTAGTATAAATACAACTGTAAGGGATACGGGAGGTCTATTTGTTAGACAAACTTTTGTACCTCCTACTTATGTAGATACAAATGCAGCAAATATTATGGGTTATCCTGCAAAATATATAGGTTCTCAAATATTTTCAAAATCCGATTCGTCTGAATATATATGGTTTGGTAAATGGATAAAACAAGCATCAACAGGGGGGAGTAATCCAGTCACGACAATTTATAATGGCAATGGTACAATACTAAGTGATAGAACTGTTAATGGTAATGGAAAGCATTTAGATATACAAGGATTAGGACATTATGAAAGTTACGTAAGTTCATTAACAGGTAATAATACCTTAGAAATAGATAGCCAATTTATTGATTTATTGGATGGTGTCAACCATAATGAAATATACTTTGACAATACAGGCATTTCATTTAATTCAGTAAAAGGATGGCAGGTAAATGGGGATTTTGGTACATCGGGATATGTGCTAACGAGTAATGGAAGTACATCCCCTCCCACATGGTCTGCACCTACAAGTTCATTGGGTCTTCAAAACGTAATAAATAATAACAATATACTTAATCAAGACAACTATATTAATTCTACCAACCATAGTTTAACATTAGATAGTATAAATGATTTTACATTAAATGCACAAGAAGTAAATGTAACATCGGCAGATGTAGTCAGCCTTACATCAGGTACAAGCGGTGGTGAAATATCCCTTACATCCCCATTTGGCGGGATAGCTATTGCTGCAAATAATTCGGGAAGTATCTCATTAGCAACAGTAGATGGAGGGATAAATGCGACTACAACAGGAGCTGGTAGCATAAATTTCAATAGTGCCAATGGGGTAACATTTACTACAGCCGGTGCAATCCAATTTAATAATTATCATTTCCCTTTATCTGATGGAAGTACAGGTCAAGTATTAACAACAGACGGTGCGGGTAGTGTAACATGGCAGACTATTAGTAGTGGTTCACAAAATTTACAATCGGTAACTGATATAGGCAATACTACTACTAACAGCATAGTACTTTCAGGAGCACCTAGTTCTTATACTTTAAAAAATAATACAGGGGAATTTCAAGTAATTTCTGCCGTTAGTAATTTTCAGTTTTTGGATAACGGTATAGTTTCAATATTAGGTACAATAGGCGACTATGCATTAGTCCCAACAGATTCCACAGGAATAAGTGATACTATCCCCAAAGCAAATGGAGTATTAGCATTATCTGTTAATGGTAATCATGCTGATGAGAGAGGTAATATAACAATATCAACTGGCACAACATATAGCGGAACGGGATACTTAAAATTAAGCGGTACAACACCATCTTATATTTCATCAATACCTAATATTGATTTATCGCATAGTTCAATTACATTAAGTAGTCCTTTTGGCGTTAATTACAGTGGAAGCGGCGTTGTTGCATTGGGCAATACATTGACATTAACTATTGATACTACTAAGTTACAAACAGTGTTTGCGGGACTTGATACGGCGAATGTTTTACGTAATTTAATAAATGGCAAACAAGGAGTATTGACATTGTCTACAAATAATCGTGGCGGGTTAGCTACCTTAACAGGAAGTGCTTTGAATATTCCAAATTACTTTTCAGCAACTGGCGATAGTGCTTCATATATAAACCTTCCAAACGAAACAACACTAACACCTACTCCACCATCCGGAGTAAATATGTTTGATAGTTCAGGAAGATGGAGTTACAGGACTTCTTTAGGTAAGACAGTTTCTTTTTCAACAAACAATATTTCTGCTAATAGTGCAATAATAGATTCATTTGAAAACAAAAGCGGGGTATTGGCATTATTGAGCGATACCGTTAATTCACTTTACCCTCGCACATCAAATCCTAATGGATACCTTACATCTACTACGGGTCAATCGAATACTGCATTTACAAGCGGCTCTGTATTATTTAGGGGGGCAGCCGCTATATCACAAGACAATGCCAATTTTTTCTATGACAGCACAAACCATAAATTAGCCATTGGCACTAATACATTTGATGCAACTAATCCTGAAAAACTTTTGGTTGCGGCAGGTACGACAACAAGCGTAAATGCTATCCATGCAACAGGGAGCATCAATAATTATTTCCAACTAAATATACAGAACCAATCAAGCGGAACAGCCGCCTCATCCGATATAGTAGCCACTGAAAACAATGGCAGCGAAACGTTTAATTACTTGGATATGGGCATCAACGGCAGTGGATATACTGGAACAACTTTTGGAGGCGCAGGTAATGGGTATTTGTATTCTTCAAGTAACACATTAAATTTAGGTACAGATTCCCTTTTAGGTCATTTAGGTTTTTGGACAAATAATGTCCAAAGGGCAGAGATAGATAGCTTGGGGCATTTTGGTATCAATACATCCATCCCTACAGCTTTATTGCAACTTGAAAATGATGGTTTGGGCGCAGCTATTCCCGATTCAAGCAAAGGGTTATTGCTTCGTAACAACACCGCAGCTACATCATCGGTATCACAATCAAGTTTATTCGAATATTTCCAAGGGCATTATTGGAATACGACAAGTGGGACATCAAATATTACATCATGGAAGATAGGGGATAGTTCATTAAACAGTGCCAATATGAATGGTGCATCTCATCTTATTACCCAAGGATGGACAGGGACACAATACGCCACCGCAATCGATTTAACTACACAGTCAGGGAATGCTTTTTTACTCACGTTACCTCCCGCAACGATATTAGCTACGAATACTATTGAAGCAGCAACTGGGTCGATTGTATCAGTCAATGGTGGAATATATCAAACTACTACGGCTGTCAATAGTTTTCTCGGCGCAATGGCTTTTGGCATAAACCCAGCTTCCATAAACAGCAGTGCAGAATTGGATTTAAGCAATATAACTACAAAAGGTGTATTATTGCCTAAGCTGACTACTACCCAAATGAACGCTATTTCGTCTCCTGCAACGGGTTTAATGGTATATAATACTACAATAGGGCAAAATTATAGGTACAGTGGCACAAGTTGGTTGCCTGAACAAATAGGTGGTGTTAATCCTACAATAGCAGCTGGAGCAGGAAGTGGTACGGGTAGTTCTGTTTCTGTTACTGGAAATAATACAGACGGTATAATAACAGTAACATCAGGAACACTTCCAACAGCAAGTGCGGTGATTGCTACTATTACATTAGGCGGTAGCCAATCTTATCCAACTTCTGCTACCATGACGTTAACACCAAACAATGCAAATGCAGCCTTGTTAAGTGGTGCGTCAATGGTTTATGTTACAGGTACAGGGACAACTACGGTGCTAAATTCAGGGACTACCAATATCACAGGAAGTTTGCTCTACAGTTGGACGTACCATATTGGAGGTTATTAAAAATAAATAAATTATGTCAATATGTAAAGATTGCAATATAAAAATAAAATGTGGCAGACAGAGATGTTCTGTTTGTGATAAGGCATATAGGAAAACAGATGCTTATATCCAAATAAAAAGAGAAGGTATGCTCGCCATAAACAAAAAACATTCTCCTGAAAAGATAAAAGAGTACATCAGCAATAGGAGTAAAATAAGGCAGATAAAAATAGAGCAAGGGTTAATAAAAATGAAGTCATTTTTAATTTGTGATATTTGTAATAAACCTAAAATAAGAAATGAAAGCAAGGTTTGTAGACCATGCGCATCAAAAATTGCAATAAGAACAGATGAATGGAAAAGAAAAATTTCTGAATCTCAAAAAGGTAAAATAATATCCCCCGAGCAGATAAAAAAATTTGTAGAAAAAATGAAAGGAAGAGTATCTCCTTTAAAAGGAATACCAAAACTGCATTTAAGGGGGGATAAAAACCCTTGCTGGAAAGGGGGTAGAAATGAAAGAATGCAACTAATGGGGCAAGTTGAATATATCAATTGGAGGAAAATGGTTTTTGAAAGAGATAATTACACTTGTCAATTCTGTGGCAAAAGAGGATGTAAAATACAAGCTGACCATATTTTAGCGTGGGCAACGCACCCTGAATCAAGATATGATATTAACAACGGTAGAACACTATGTATTCCATGTCATAGGATGACAGATACATACGGAGGCAGGGGAATGAAAAAAGATATTAAAACAAAAACGATGAAAAAAATAACCTTAACAATCCTAATTGCCTTATCCATTTTAAAAGCACCTGCACAGGATTCATTACATGTAAGTGGATTGGTATTGCCTGCATATATTTATGCTTTAACTATGGGAAGCTACAGTACATCTGCCGACAGTTCAAAGATAAATCCTGCTATGCGTGTATTGGTAACTATTGAAACTACATCCAATATCACTTACAATACAAGCATTACAGCAGGTGCAATTAGTACAGCTACTATTGCAGATATGTATAGGATTGCTTACAATACTCCTGCATATACAGGAGCAGCATCTACTTTCAAAACAGCGTTAGTAACATTAAGGGCTAATAATAATTACCTGAATACACTTTGTACCACAATAGAAAATAATGCAACAGCACAATTAATATCGCAAGTAAATAATCAGATACAAGCATGGCGTGGGTATTAAAAAATTTATATAATGAAAACATTAACATTCTTAATATTAATCCTGTTTACTTTATTACCACGTAGTATTGGTATAACACAGGTAACAAATGGAGGCACAGCAGTTAATCAAGGTAATCAAATGGCTACCTGTCAAAATTTATCCGATGTAACTAACCCTGTAAATGGATTGACTATTTACTGTTATTGCGATAATTTAATCCATTATTATAACAATGGATGGAGTAAATGTATGAATAGCGATTCAACAAATGCAATACCCCGTGTTACATCAGTTAAAGATAGTTCCACAGATTTAAATATAACGGGTAATAATCCTATAACAAGTACAGGCACAGCTATATTGACATTAAAAAATCAAAATAAAACATTGTATTTTGGTAATTATAGTACAAGTGGATTAATACATAGAGAGTTAGATACTATTGTAACTCCAAATACTGCACAAGGTGATTCTGTTAATTTTTCTTATATTGGGTTTACTCAAACACCAGAGGTTGAATGTATCCCTCAATATTATACTACAAGTGCAGGGGCAGTACCCAATGTATCAATAAGAGCAGTTAGTAGCACAGGTGTATCATTTAATATAGTTAATGGGAATAGTGCAGTTGTAACATTATTAAGTACCGTTTTGCCTTTGGGTGCGGCTACATCTTTTGCAACGGTAGGTTCTATTACATTACATATAATAGCAAAAGGATATTGACAATAAATAAAACCAATATTATATGCGTAGTAATAAGTATTTTATTATTAATTTTATGGGTATTATCTATTCATTATAAAAACACGACATCATGAGTAAAAAAAGCACTAAGTCAACAAAGCCAAAACCAACAGCTAAACCAAAAGTAAAAACAGATGATTTAGTAGGCCCTCATCCTTCACAACCACCGGGGGGAGGAAGTTAGATGAAATACAGTAAATGGTTGTTACTGCTTACTATTGTAGTTTTAATAATAGGGGACAACCTTTGGACAGTATTCAATGACCCTGCTATTTATTACAAAGCACATTCTTTGGGATGGTTTTTGATAACTGTTTATTGTGTTTATAAAGAAAAATACGGGGAGTTTAAAGACATAATATTTGCAAAAGGGTTCAATGCCTTTAAAATTGCGTTATGTTTCTTTTTATTAGCAGGGAATGATTTGATAGTAGAGTTCTTTTTTGATGGGACAAAGACAGAAGTAAATGCTTATGTTTACTTGCTTGTTGTAATAGTTTATTTAGTAAGCACGGCACGATGGAGAAAATAATCAATAGCAATGGGCAAAGAAGTAAACAACGAACTATATCAGGCTATATCTAAAATATCTACATGGGCATTTTCTTTGTTTGCTGGTGTAGTCGGTAAAATATCATACGATTTGTATTTAAAGAAAAAGAGAAGCTGGTTACAATGGATTGGTGTTACAGGCATCAGTATCTTTGTTGGGTATATGAGCATGAAGGCTTGTGTAGTATGGGGGCATGAAGATAAGATAGGGATAGTTGTACCTTCGTGTACTTTATTCGGTGAGAAAATAATATGGTGGTTCACCTTGAAGTTTGATAAGATACGTGAACTTGCTTCTGAAATTGTTAAGAAATAATTTATTAACCAAAACATAAATAAAATGAGAAAGAGACTTTTTTTAATTACAATCATGTTGCTATCAGTAGCATGTGTATTTGCTCAAGTAGATAGTACTTATATTCCTATTCTTACTCCAATAGTAAATGCAGCAGAAGGAAAATATACATGGGTTGCGCCTGCATTTATGGGGTTGTTTTTACTGTCGGAAATATTATCTATGATTCCTGCGGTAAAATCAAATGGGGTTTTTCAATTATTGTTTGGCTGGATTTCATTCTTTAGTAAGAAGCCATAAGATAGTTTTCATGTGTATTTTTAAGGTTGAATTGGTCAGAGCTACGGGCGTTGTTTCCTGTAGCTCTATTTTTAATTTGTAAATATGAGTAATAGTTGTTATTTTGTATTCCTAAACTAACTGCAAATGGCGTGTTACTACACTGATTCAAATAAACCACCTAAAAAATGGAATTGGGTATTTTTATTAGCTATTGCCTTATTGATAATATTTTGTTTAAGTTTATTGACTAGTTGCGACCCGTATAAACAATTAGCCCCACAGAAACGTCCACCCGAAACAACACAAGACAGCAGCAATTTATCGGGTAGGTGTATAGCTACATTCCCACCTCAAACAATTACAGTAAAGCAATCCATTCCAGTTATTACAGTAGTAACAAAGAAGGATACAATGCAATCAAAGGAATTACAGAAAACAATTGATAGCTTATTTACAACAAATCAAACTTTAAATATATTATTGGATTCCGTGCCTGATATTGATTCCTTAAAGCAAGCAATTAAAAACTCAATAGTAAATGATTGCAACCCTTTCGAGGATGATTCCACTTTTGTAATACACGATACATCATACATATATGCAGATAGCGCACTTGTATTTAATTTAATGTCTGCAAACGCTTCACAACTAAAACAAATAACATCATTAACCACCCAATTATCCGATGCTACAAGCGATAAGAATAAGTATTTTTGGCTATTAATTATTGCTGCTTTAGGATTAGGTGTAGGAGGGTATTTGGCAATTAAAAGTAAACTATAAAAATGGCAGACCTTAATATATATGCAGCTAAACTTCCAACGTGGGAGGGGAAGTTAGGTAATTTTACAGAAACGCCGAATGATTTAGGAGGCGCAACAAATTGTGGTATTACATTAAATACTTTTATTGGTTATCGCAGACAAATGCAATTACCTACACCAACTGTAGATGATTTAAAGAACTTGTCTTATACAGAATGGTTAGCAATATTAAAAGCAGATTTTTGGGATAAATGGCAAGGTGATTTATTAGAAAATCAATCGGTGGCAGAATGTTGTGTAGAATTTCTATGGGGAAGTGGTATGCAAGGCATTAAGATACCACAACGGTTATTAGGGTTGATAGATGACGGCATAGTTGGAAATGCGACTGTAGCGGCTGTAAATGACCAAAATCAACAAGAATTTCATGCTCAATTAGTCAATGCAAAAATAAGTTTTATCAATCAGTTAATTTTAAACCATCCTGAACAAGAGAAATTCCGTAACGGATGGATGCGAAGGGTAAACGCTTTCACTTTTGCACCTTAAAGATAGTTTTAATGGTCAGGTTGATTTGGAACAAAAACGTAAGCCCCGATATTTTCATATCAGGGCTTCTTAATTTAGCTTTGGTTAATCGTAGGCTTGTGGTTACGCAGGGGCTTGTTCCGTAGCTACTGGTGCAGGAGGATTAGCTTCTGCATCCAAAGTGCTTACTAATTGTTCAAAATTAGTTGCGAAGATTTGTAAGCTGGTTAATGTAGCTGCTGTAACGCCGCCTGTTAACGCTGGTAAGTCATTTTGTAAAGTTGCCAAAGAGGTGTTCAATGAAGCAACGATAGCCGCAATTTGTGAATCTTGTACTGCCATTTGTTTAATGTTTTTTTTGATTAAATAGTTATCCCTAATAATTTTAATTAGAGCCAATATGTAAATGATATTTAGTATCATAATACTAAGGTAATAAAAAACGCCCACAATGTGAGCGTTAAGTTTTGGTTATTTATTAAATTTAATCATCGTCATCCAGTCCAAAAGAAGTTTCATCTTCGTCAGGATTCCAGTTTTTGAGTTGTTTTTTCATGTTTGTTTTGTTTTTAAGTGTTAAAAAAATGCACCAAAGTATTTTGAGTATAGAGGCAGTAACAAATAAACATACCCATTACCGTACCATATATTAAAGTTAAAATCATACACATAATGAAGTACTTTAAACTATAGCAAACTAAAATAAAAGCTATAATTAATACCGTTAATAAATAGCAATCGCACATTAAATGTAAGGTTGTATTATTCATATTGTTTATTTTATAAATTGATAATGATTTTGCAATAATATACCTATCAAAACTCCGCTAATAATAGCAAGTATAAAAATAGTAAATAGGTAGGGTGTTTGGTTAAATGTTTTCATAAAGTTATTTTTTTAGTTGTATTTCTAATTCGTTTAAGTATTTACGATTAGACCGAAATGAAAAATTTAAATACATTTTATACCCTTCTTTAATACATTCATTAATATGTTTGAGTGGGTAAAAACACATAAAGTAATGACTAATTCCACTTGTGTTAGTATCGCTTACGGATTTAAAATAAATTCTCATTCTACATGCACCACCTTCATATTGGTCAGTAGTAAAATAAGTCCTTTCAGCTTTATAAGCAACTACATGGGTTATTTCTAAACGTTTAAATTCTTCATTAACCCAATCAACCAATGTAGTGTAATTAAGATGAGCCATTATAATATTTTTAGTATTTCATTATACCCGTAATCGGGAAGGTCTATATCTTCAAGGTTTAGTATCATTTGCTTTCAATTTTTTTAAGTACGGCTTCGGCTAATAATGCACAACATTCTGCATCCCATCCATGATTATTTCTTTTATCAATAATCATTTGCAAAACATCTTTCAATAATTCATGTGAATTAACTGCTTTAACTATAAAGACTGCGTTTGCCTGCGCTTCTTCATCTGGAATATTTGATGCGAAGGAAAAACAATCTGCAATGTGCCATCTTATTCCCTTATCATTATCTACAAGAATCCTTAATTGTAAATCAGACCCTACTTTAGTAGCTAAATAAAACTCACCTTTAGTATGCAGTACTTCTTCTTTGTTGTTGTTCATTGTGTTTAGTTTTTAATTTAATAAATTCGATTTCAGCTTTCAATTGATTATACCAATTTTTTATATCTTGATATATAAAAGGGTTAGTTAATTTTTTGTTTTTTATAGACGGGTCAATACCCTGCAATTTTTTCATTATATCTTTTCGACTAAATACTTTTTCGTCTTTCATATCTATTTAATTTTAAGTTCGCTTAATACCTTAGTTTCAATATTAACTACTATGAATAGTAGTACAGAGTTATTGACGTTACCTTTACATGATGAAATAATATGCGTGGCTTGATTGTGATTTTTGAAATCCACCATTTCGCCATCTTCGATACGACATTTATCTCCTATTGTCCATCTTGCTTTTTTGCCCGAAGGCGTAATCAAAACAGGGTCAGTAATCCATATAGCTACTAAGTCATGTACCTTATTATGTTCTTCACTATTTGGATTTAGTACGTCTATTAAGTTATCTAAAAGAGTGGTGTTTGTTTGCATGGTAATTAGGTTTTAATCTTCGGATTTAGTTTCTATTTCTAATTTTAGCCAATCAGCGAAATTTAATTCTTTATTATCACGTTGTTCAAAGGATGCAGCTAATTCTATATATGCAATAGCATTTGATTGACTAATCGAACCGAAATTTTGCGTTGGCATATCGGGATGGGTTTTGACATGAATCAGTGATGCAGCTTTTGCCCATCCATATTGCTTCATTAAATCATAACCCATTGTACCACCCATATTTACCAAATGTCCAGCAGTACACATTTGAGTACCACATAAATTTTCTTTAGGGTCATATTTCGGCCCGAAATCAGATTGATTATGAACTCTCTTTTTTGCCTTAATATCATTTATAAGATTAGTATATGGGTTATCTAATAAAGGGACTGCATCCCATAAATCTTGTATCTTCTTCAACGTGTCGGCTGATAAATTCTTCAACGTGTAGGCTGATAAATTATTCAACGTGTCGGCTGATAAATTATTCAACGTGTAGGCTGATAAATTATTCAACGTGTCGGCTGATAAATTATTCAACGTGTAGGCTGATAAATTCTTCAACGTGTCGGCTGATAAATTATTCAACGTGTCGGCTGATAAATTATTCAACGTGTCGGCTGATAA